TAACCGACCGGTCACGGAGACGGCCCTAGGGGTAACCCCCCTACCCCCTCTGACCAGGCACGATGCGACGCACAGCAAACATCATGCACCACGGGCCCACGGCTCGCACCACGGCACAGCAGCGCGCCAGGAGACGCGAGCACGAACACCCACCCGCACCCACATAGGCACGCTCACCAGCGCATACGCGCTGCCAACGGCACCACGAGGCACGCGTGGACCAGCACACAGCACGTGTGTGCCCTCACCTAGCCGCCGCACAAGCTGCTCATCCTGTGCTCGATGCAGGGCACTGGGACGACCGGAGAGTGACCAGCACCGACAGGACCCCCGCCACGGCCCGGACCACGGGCCCACAGCGGCCCCCACGGGCCGTATCCGCACGTCGGCCTAGGTTGCCGGCTACCCACCTACCGGGGCAGTAGTGAGCAGCCTGTGCACGGCACTGGGGAGGGTCTGTCGTGGGCCGTAGACTGCTCTTGTCACCCACCCAAAACCGCCGGTGACCTGCGGATTTGACACCCACCCGACGCCTAGGGCATACTGGTGTCACCGCAGCAGCAAGGCGGTAGGCGCAAGTCGCCGGTACCGGTGAAAATCCGGGGGTTGACACCCACCCGCTCCAGCGGGTAGGTTGGAAACCAGCAAGAACGGGACACCGACTAGGGGCCCGCACTTGACACCCACTACGGTGGGTGGTAGAGTGAGAATCACAACAGCACAGAGTCGAGCGTCACCCCGGGTAGTCCAAAAGCCAGCGGACTAGCGAGCGCACAGAGCCAATTGCAAAACGGCCCGGACTTGACACCCACTCGACAGAGTGCTAGAGTGAGAATCACACAAGCAACACCGAACATTGAGAACTAAATAGTGGCGCGGCCCGAAATGGGTCGGCGGTGAGTATGGCCTTAGGGGACGATCCACCACAAACATTGCGTACCTGGTACGGCGCAATGGGCGTACTTCGCACACCGTCAGGATTCGCTCGATATGATATTCGAGCCGGTCGACTGAGCATTTGGAGGCAGTCGGACGTGAGTTTCGTAATCAGACAAGCGATAATCCGACTAGCCAATAGATCTGAGAATGGCATATGTGCTCTCAGGTTTGATTCCTGAGCTTTGGCTATGGGGCAGTGCAGGCGCTACCTGAGACATGACTTCAGGTTGGGGTTCGATTCCCTGCTGCCCGCTTGTATACCTGAGCTTTGATCGAAAGGACCAGACATGGCGATTTTCGCAGAACACCGCGAGGTGCGAGTCACCGCTCGAAAGAGCGTCAAGGCACCCTTCACCGCGCCGGAGCTGTCGGCTCCGCGAACCGTAGACATCGAGCTTGACAAGGGCCTCAAGGGCTGGACTGACACTGACGTCAAGATCGAGGAACCGGGCGACGGCAATCCCGTAGGCTTGGCTGCCCGTCGGCTCGAAGAGATCACCGCAGGCAAGGTGGCCAGCAAGGCTCGGCCGGCTCGCCAGGGGAGAGTTGTGTCCACCACGGGCCCGAACGCTCACTACCGCGCAATGAAGGCACGGGCAGCAGCTCTCGCTGCCCGCTGACTTGACACCCACCCGACAGACAGGTTAGGTTTGTGAACAACACCGAGCGCAAGATCTACATCGCAGGCATCGGCTGGGTCTACTGCCGAGGCAACAGCTACTACCGTCGCTAGAACTTGACACCCACCCAGAAGGGATAGCTATGCCAGACACGGTCGAGAACAGGCTTGAGATCTCGCAGGAATTGCTCACCGTGAGCTATCTGCACCACGACGCCGGCAACCAAGATTACGCGGCAGCTTTGCGTCGCCAATCGATGGCCTGCCTCGAAGGCACGGGAGACATCGAAGACTACGCCCGGATTCTGGGCAAAGCCGAGGAGGCACTGTAGGCATGAGCTGCGATTACTGCGGACAGAACGGGCACGACTGGAGTGTCCACCCTGAGGCACGGGCAGATGTGCGTGCTTGGGAGGCCGAAAGCCACCGCATGGAATTTCCCTTCGGCGACTACCGGGAGGCGTGAGCCAATGCTGAGCACCAACTACGACCTGAGGTACGACCTCTCGGAAGAGCTGTGGACCGTAGCCGGCCTTTTGGCCGACGAAGGCAAGGAGTCTGCCGCATACCGGGCCCGCAACGCGGCCATGGACTGCAAGACAGGCATCGGGTCTACCGACCACTGGACCCGTGTGCTCTGTGACCTCGAGGACCTGATCGGAGAGTAGGCATGGCACAGCTCAAGCGTTCGAAGGACCGAAAGGTCGCCAACGCGGTCAACGTCAAAGGCACCACGGCGCTGATCGCCAACAGCCTCGGGCTGCCGAGTGGGCAAGGCTTCTCCTGCCCGGAGGCAACGTCGTTCTGCTCCGAGATCTGCTACGCAGGCAAGCTCGAGAAGATCTACAAAGGCGTGAGCGCTGTGCTCATGCACAACTGGACCCTTCTGTCCGAAGCCGGCCTCGAAGAGATGGTCACGCTCCTGGCCGAGATGGTCGCCGAGTTCGTCAAGGAATCGGACAAGCGTCGAGCACGGAAGATCTTCCGCATCCACTGGGACGGAGACTTCTTCAGCGGGACGTACGTCGCGGCCTGGGCCCGGGTGATCCGAGACTTCCCGGATGTCCAGTTCTGGGCCTACACGAGGGTTGCGACTGCCGCAACGTTCCTTCACGCCCAGAGGCTCGACAACCTGAGCCTCTACTTCAGCGGTGACCGAGACAACGTCGACACCGCGCGGTTCCTCGAAGGCAAGGGCATCAACGTCGCCTACGTCGACCGCACCTTCGCTGAAGGCAAGGCACAGTTCCCCAAGGCTGTCCGCTGCCCGGAGAACAACGGAGCGTTGCCGCTGATCAGCTCAGCAGGCTCCGCGTGTGCCCTGTGTGGTCTGTGCGTCGATGGACGCAAGTCGGTCCTGTTCAGCTCAACCAAGAAGTGAGGCAAGCGATGAAGGTCGAACACATCGAGGCGAAAGACATCAAGGTCGGGGACTTCGTGCTCACCAAGTCATCGCTGGACAACGGAATCGTCTACGGAGACACCGTCTCTCAGCGGTACGAGTACGACGAGATCACCTACATCAACTACGGAGACATGTACTGGGCCAACACCACGGTCATCTCCGTGATCCGCCCGGAGGCGTGACGTGCCACACAAGGAGTGGTGTCAGCTCTACTCCGACCACACCGGGGACTGCCAAGACTTCGCCGACATCTTCTGGTGGGGCGACGACAAACACCATGAGACGGAAGGAATCTGATGCTCAACGAGGTGTGGATGGACACACAGACCGGACCCGCGTTCCTCGTAGGGATGCTGAGCAACGCTCAGGCCGAGACGCTGGTCAAGAACCTCCGAGAGGAAGGCATCAAAGCATGGATCGGATGAGCTTCGAGCGCTGGTTGGGTTGGGTCGACGCCCACCTGCTTCGTCGGGTCGGCTTGACACACACCGACATCGCAGATCAGACATGGCACGACTGGTACGACTCCGGCTACGCGCCGGTAGACGCGGCCACGGAGGCCCTGGAGAACGAAGGGATGTACCTCTGATGTACAAGCTCATCGTCCGCAAGAACGACGGCACACTGACCGGTGAAGCTACCGGGTCCGGTCGTCTGGTACTGACCGACCACCTCGAGGCTTCGGCTGCCCGATTCGGGTTCGAAGTCGAGTGGAACGAGCCCGGTGAGAGCGGACACATCAAGCGCAACGGCAAGTTCGTTGGCACCTGGGAGATCACGGTCAAGCTATGAACGCCGACCTGATGCTGGCAGCTCGCAAGGCTCGCCGGCTACAACGCAGCGCATGGATCCAGCCTCGCCAGGAGAAAGGCAAGAAGTGACCGTAACGACAGACATCAACGAAGCCAAGAACGACCTGGACCACATCCTCGGGGAGGTTCGGCGAGCGATCAGCATGATGAGCCCCGTGTGGGTGCTGATGCACGAAGACGGGCGCTCGATCGCTGCCCAAGACATCGCCCACTCTCTCGACACCATCGAAGCCAAGGCAAGAAAGGTGCGTGCCTCGCTGTGACCCCGAAACCGATCCGAGTGTTCGTCTACGTCAACCTGCACCAGACCCGCAAGAACGGCAAGGTGTGGTACTCCGTGCAGGCTCTCGAAGGCGACTTCAAGGGTCGGGTCATTCACCGCAGCGGTGATGTGCTGCTGGCCAACGTGAAAGGCGTGGTGAGGCCAGCCGGCCGACAGAGAGTCCTGCGTGAGGGCAAGAAGAACGTCCACGCGGGCATGGTGGGAGAGCTGATCTCGCTTATCCCACAAGACTTCACAGGATCCAAGATCACCTACAACCCATACAAGTACGACCGATTCGTCCACGCTGTGACCGAGGCACCCTTCGAAGGAGCCGACCGCGTGTACCTCAGCGAATCTGGCGTCCGCGCAGCTTGACACCCACCCAAGAAAGGCATCGATCATGACCACGGCTGTCCTCGACAAGACCCTGCTCGTCGAAGAGGTTTCGGAACTCACCTCGAACGATGTCGCGAGCATGCGCGGCGTCCACGTAACCATCGCTGAGAGCGGTGAGCACCTGAACGAGTACTACAAGGAGAACTCCCGCGCGGTCTACGAGGGCGGGCCGTACGAGTACGGCAAGTTCTGGGACAAGGTGTCGCAGATCGCAGACATCCTCAAGGGTTCTGATGAGTGGCCTTTTCCGCCTCTGGTGGTGCGAGGCGAGATCCTCTACGACGGGCACCACCGTGCCAACGCAGCCCTCAAGGTTGGCTGGGACAAGCCGATCCCGGTGACCGAGGAGTGGTGGTGAGGATCGGGTCGCTGTTCAGCGGCGTAGGAGGGTTGGATCTGGCCGTCGAGGAAGTCTTCGGCGGCATGACGGTCTGGCAAGCGGAGGTCAACAAGAGCGCAGCCACCGTGCTCGCTAAGCGGTTCGGTGTCCCCAACCTGGGAGACATCACTCAGATCGACTGGAAGGAGGTTCCGCCGGTCGATGTGCTCTGCGGCGGTTTCCCGTGCCAAGACGTGAGCCACGCGGGACTCAAGGCAGGCATCGAAGACGGCACACGCTCTGGGCTGTGGTCCTACTTCGCTGAGGCCATCAGCGTACTTCGACCGAGGTACGTGGTGATCGAGAACGTGAGGGGATTGCTCAGTGCGAAAGCAACCGGGCCACAAGGTGTTTCAATGCGAGCGATGGGTAGAGTTCTCGGAGACCTTTCCGACCTCGGGTATGATGCTCGATGGAAGACTCTCTCCGCTGGAAGTGTCGGAGCCCCGCACAAACGAGAGCGAGTCTTCATCCTCGCTCAGCCTGCCAACACCGCAGGCTAGGGACTGGAAAGGCTCCAACCCGAACCGCCAGGGCGGCGATGATCTCCCCACAGCAGTCCTCAAGCTGCTTCCGACCCCCGAAGCCAAGTCATCGACAGCAGGTCCAGACTTCGCGAGGGCGAACCGGCCCGGATCTGGGGGAGATGATCTCGTCACGACGGTTGCCAAGCTGACGCTTGGTGACCTGGACTGGGCCGAGTACGCGCCAGCCATAGAGCGATGGGAAGTGATCACCAGGCCGGCTCCTTACCCCATCGAGCCGAACACGAAGGGAAAGCCAAGGCTAGCAGCACGATTCAGTGAGTGGATGATGGGCTGGGAAGAGGGTTGGGTAACCGATCTGATAGACGCCGGCAGTCGTCGCCCCGCCGAAGGTTACGTCTCACGCACCGAAGCTCTCCGCATGGTGGGCAACGGTGTCTGCACTCAACAGGCCACGCAGGCTCTCCGAGACCTGCTGTCAGCTTGACACCCACCTGAAAGGAAGCCATGAAGACCTACCTGATCGCAGCGTTCATCACCTTCGGAGCCGCACTGGGTGCGCTCTCGATGACCAACACGGAGGCTGACGCCACCCCGAAGGTTCCGTTCACGCAGGCTGACTTCCCATGCGAGGAGGACGAAGTACTCGGTTACGCACCAGAGTTCGGCACCGACAGTGTCGGCTGCATCCACATCGACGTACTGAAGGCGAGGTAGTCATGGACCCCAACCAGACCCTGGAAGACATCAGGCTCACGCTCGTCGACCTCGAGCGGGTCGGACCTGACCCCGACATGGTCGCGAACCTGATGGACAGGTTCACCGCCCTCGATTCGTGGCTGACCCACGGAGGCTTCAAGCCTCGGGACTGGAAGTGAGGCGGAAGTTGACCGAACAGGTTCGGGCACGGCTGGAGCTTCGACGCTCCAACGCAGCCCAGAAGCACCGAAACCGCAAGCGTGAGCTGAAGCGCCCAGGCAAGGGCAACCGCTCGAACTGGAAGAAATCGGAGGACTAACCCTTGACACTCGCCCTGGCCACGCGCCCCATGAGCCCCTACGAGGCCCAGCGGATCACGCTCGACCTCATCCTCCAGCACCCCAAAGAGTTGGGTGGCTACACGGTCAAGCTCGACAACGCCAAGCGTCGAGCTGGCCAGTGCAATCACGGGCTCCGAGTCATCAGCCTGTCGAAGTACCTCATGGCTCAGCGGAGCTACGAGGACACCCACAACACGATCACCCACGAGATCGCACACGCCCTGGTCGGGCCTGGTCACCGCCACGACGCGGTCTGGGCCCGCAAGCACCGAGAGTTGGGTGGGGATGGGAAGCGTTGCTTCGAGCACACCGACGAGAAGACACCGTGGGTGGGTAGGTGCCCGCACGGCAAGGAGTTCGGACGCTACCGCGCCCCCAAGAGGCTCGAAGGATGGCGATGCAAGTGTCCAGGATCGGGAGCTGTCGTCTGGAGCCGCCGATGACTGCCGGCATGTGGGATCTGGCCCTTGCTTTGACGATCTACGTGGTCTTCGCGGTGATCGTCGGCGCGATCTTCTACTTCCTATGAGGTTCCTCAGCTTCGTGGTGATGGCGCTCTCGGTGCTGGTGATGATTCTGGCGCTCTCCAGGATGCCAGCGGCTCACGCCGAGGTTTCTGCAAGGTGCTTGGCTCACCTGGCGAAGGTAGATCAGAGCAACACACCTGGTGCTGATCGCAGGTATCACCTTGAGCGAGGCGAGTTTTCACCCTGCTCATCGTCGGATGCCGATGAAGGCCGGGAGGCGGTTGGTACGAGGGGGCCTGCCGCCTCCCCCGACAACGACAACCACCGAGACAAGAAGTCTCGCTACTGCAGAAAGCATTGGTACTGCTGATGGCAACGAAGCTGATGACAGGTCGTCCGGTCGAGCCCCGCGAGGATGGATCGGTAGTCCGGTTCTCGAAGTTCGGCGGATACAACTACGCGGCGATCCGAGTAGAAGGCATGTGGTACGTGACGCAAGGAAGGCGATGCTACATCTCCCAGAAGTACTGGGATGCGTTCCTCGACTGGGTGGGGGAGGACTGTTGGGGCTCTCTGGAGCAGATGCTCTGATGCGCTTCAAGGCGAAATGCAAGGGATGCAGCGTCGAGTTCCGCGCTGATGATCGCCGACTGTTCGGTATCTCAGTTCGTACACACGAAGTCATGACGGGCCACACCGTCAAGGTCAAGTAGGAGGTTAGATGAGTGATCCCGTGAAGGAGTTCGTAGAGGTCTGGGGAGGTAGCGACCTGGCCGCTGACATCGCGGACAAGCTGACCTGCTCCGAGGCGGAAGCTATCGCCTCGCTGTTCCTGGGTCTCGGTGATGCCGAGTCAGCCGACTTCTGGATCGAACACCACGCACAGTCCGACGACTGCGACGACGAGCACTGCCGGTGCGAAGACTGCAAGAAGGAGATGTGATGAAGGATCCCCGAGAAGCCAATCTTCCTCGCTGGGCGCAGACCCTCCTCAACCAGGAACGCAAGGAACGCAGCATCGCGGAGCGGAGGCTCGAAGAGCAGAAGGCGACCGCCGGCAAGTCATCGGTCTGGTATGGCGACTACGACAACCCTGTCTACGTACCCCAGCGGTTCAAGAATCCTGAGACGTTCCACTTCTCCACTACCGGAAGCGTCGACCTGCACGACGAGTTCCAGGTGCAGCTCCTCGACGACGGGATGCTCGAAATTAGCGGTGGACGTTCACTTGTCATCCACCCGCGAGTAAGCAACGTGATCAATGTTCAACTGGAAGCGAGGTAGAGGCGTGTACGTGGACGACGTGGAAGACATCGAGGAACTCGAGCAGTTGCTCGATGAAGCCAAGGATCGGTTTGCTGAAGAGCCTAACAACGAGCAGGCAGCCTTCGACATCGAAGACCTAGAACAACGCCTTGAGCAGGCAAGGGATATTACGTGACGCGGGTGTAAGTGATCTATCCCACAAAGTTCGCTATACTCCGATAGCGGAGCGTATTTTGTTGAAAGATTTCAACCAGTACCCGGGAGGTTCCGGGGACAGCGTTGGGACACTCTCGGATACAACCGGACATAACTAAATTAGGCCGACACGCTCTACTCCCAAGAGAGATCCCCTTGACAGTCACCTAGACTGGGCCTTGCGGCCCACCCGAACCTTACTCATGGAGGGAAACATGAGCGGCAACACAAGAGCACCTTTGATCTTCAGTGTCATCGAGGATCTTCGACGAAAGGGGTACAGCCAAAGCGAGATCGCTGAGATGCACGGCGTCACACGTCAGGCGGTCTCGTGGCAGAAGAAGACGTACGGAGGACACTTGACCCCACGGCAGATCGTCAACGAGGCGTGGCCGTGGGAGACGACGAACCTCCACGGCAAGTCCAAGCCATTCCAGCGACTACGCGACCACGGTGAGTTCATGGCCACCGGTGGTCGAGGAATGAACGAAACCAAACTCAAACTGCTGCGGTCCTTCTGGACAAAGCTGCGGGACGAGGATGTTGTGGTTGAGTTCAACCCGAACATCGAGCCCTACCCCGGCATGGCCGGGGGAGGCTTCAGGTATGTCCCCCGAGAGATACGGGACGACTGCCTGTTGATTCGAGTGAACGAGCACACCCATCTCACCCCGAACGGCAAGCGCATCTGGGTTTGGCCACCTGACAAGGTGTTTGACCACAACCGCTAGCAAGCCGGCCCCCAGCCCAGGGTGTCGGCAGATTGGATATACCGCACCGTGCCGCTCAACACGCTGGGGAAGCTGTTTCCGGGATTCGATTGCGCCAAGCAGGAAGTGCTTGTCGACGAACCGGCGTGGCTCTACGCGTGGCGTATGGAGGGGTGGCGTAGAGATCTACCGTCGATCCGCGCCACCTACCTCCTTGTCTACCGCAGCCCTCTAGTCAAATGCACCGACCACGAGTACCAGCCCATCCGAGACGTGATGCTGGGCCCGGATCGTATGGACGTTCTAGGAGAGGGAACACTAGAAGACCCGAACATGATGTTCGGAGAAGGGGAATACATCTTGCACCGACTGGCCCCTGTGGGGTTCAAATCGATGTACACAACCAACGAGATCAGATCGATCATCGCGGAAGTGCTCGCCGGAGCTTCGGCTTGACGCAGATCAAGCTACCGCTTCGGAGCGTCAGCCAGATCAACCAGTACACCCGCTGTCCAATGTCCTACAAGCTCTCCCGCGTCGACAAGGTGTGGGCCAGGCCGGCTGCCTGGCTCCCCCAGGGCACCGCCTTCCACGCGGTCGCTGAGGCGTACGAAACGTGGCTTTCGTATGACATGCCCTTGACACTCACCGAGGCCGAGGACATGTTCAAGGTAGAGTACTCACGAGACATCGGCGCTCTCTGTGAAGAAACGCCGAATTTCGAGTGGTGGACCTGGTCTGGGCCCTATAATGGTGAGCGAGACATCGAACGCCGCTACGAATTAGGGCTAGAGCAGGTCGAGAAGTTCGTACGTTGGCGTAACGCTGGGGGCCAGGAAATCTGGGTCACTCCCGACGGCACACCAGCTATCGAGCTGTACTTCGAGATCGTGCTGGACACACCTCTCGGACCAATCAAGGTTCGGGGCTATATCGACGCCGTCGTCGTCATCGACGGCAAGCCTCGGGTCCGGGACTACAAGACTGGCAACAAGCCGGGAGATGACTTCCAGCTTGGTGTGTATGCGCTGGCTATCGAGATGTTGTACGGGGTGAAGGTCACCGAAGGTGACTACTTCATGGCGGGGAAGAAGGGCAAGCCGGCCAAGCCGACGAAGCCGTTCGATCTCACGCTGTGGACCAAGGAGCGGATCACCGAGGTCTTCTACGAGACCGAGGTCAAGATTCAGGCGGGGGAGTTTGAGGCGTTACCAGAAGCTGACAAGTGCAACTTCTGTGATGTGTCGTACCACTGCCCAGTTTTTCGTCAGTAGAAAAGTTTGACACCCACCGTGGGTGTTAATGGAAGAAAGGCACCATCAATGGGACGACACAGCGCACCGCGCACCAACAAGGCCAAGCTCGCCGTTGGCGGCATCATCGCGGGTGCTGCGATCAGCTCCGCTGGTCTTTCTCTCGCCGCGCCTGCGGCAGCTCAGCCTTCCTCCTCGGTCTCCTGCTCGCCGTGCGTGCAGCAGCAAGACTTCATCAAGGAGACCGTCGACAAGTGGAACAAGTTCCCCGGTGAGCTGCATGACAAGTGGGTGAAGTTCCCCGGCGAGTTGGCCGACAAGTGGAACAAGTTCCCGAGTGAGTTGGCGGACAAGTGGAAGAACTTCCCCAACGAGCTGAAGAAGAAGTGGGGGATCAAGTCCGACACCCCCAAGGCTCCTTCCGAGGGCTCCTCGGAGGAGTAGTCCTGTTGGGGGCCAGCGTCTTTCGGGGCGCTGGCCCCTTTCTCAAACACTCCGACTTGACACCCACCCAAAAGGGGGCTACCATTAAGGAATACCGCAAGGAGATCGAGCTTGATCTGAATCAGGGCTACACGTTCGTGGAGCTTGGACCGGCACCAGAGATGCCGGCGTGGCACCACCTGGCTCAGCCCTCTCGCTGGCCGTTCCCGAGTGAGAACGCGGCGTTCCGATTCGCAGAGGCGCACAAGGTTCCAGGCCGCGATGTCGCGGTGTTGACCCGAGACGGAGAGAGGTTCGTGCTGTGACCAACTTGACACCCACCCACGGATGGGATCCCAACGACCCGATCCTGCGGTCACCACTGGCTCCGCACGAGACGGCAGGTGTGTTACGGATGCACCGCAACGGCCTCAGAGGCGCTGAGGTCATGAAGATCCTGGGCCTGCGAGGCACCAAGATGCACCACCAGATGCAGCGGGCGCTCGACGCCGAGAACGCGGCGAGCTACTCGGGCCGGCCCGTTCACAACGCAGGAATCCACCGCAACAGGGTGGAATGACGAAGTACTCACATACAAGTCTTTGGCCCGCTTTGTCCTGAAAGGAGACCATGTATACGCCCCGTCAATCGCTCTACATCCGAGGAACAGCGGGCGATCCGCTCCCTCCGGTGTGGCAGTCACTGCACCAGAAAGGCACCTCGCTGCGGCGAGGACAGCTCGTCCTGGTATGTGCCGGCCCCGGTACGGGCAAGTCGGCGTTCGTCCTGGCCTACGCCCTGAAGTCGAAGGTTCCGACCCTCTACTTCTCGGCTGACTCTGATGCGTTCACCCAGCTCTCCCGCTCGGTGTCGATCCTGAGTGGGCAGTCGCTCGAGCACGCCACCCGCTCGGTGCGAGAGCAGGACATCGATGAGGGCATCGCGGCCTCGTTGGACGAGATCCCGATCCGGTTCAACTACAAGGCGTCCCCATCGCTGGACGAGATCGAGAACGCTCTGACAGCGTATGACGCGCTGTACGAGGACTTCCCAGCTCTGATCGTGGTCGACAACATCACCAACGTCCGCACGGACAGCAGCGACGGTGATGACCCGTTCAGCGGCCTGGAGTCGCTGATGGACTACCTGCACGAGATGGCCCGAGAGACCGGGTCGTGTGTGATAGGGCTCCACCACGTCACCGGCCAGTACAACGACGGCGACAAGCCGATCCCGCTGGGAGGCATCAAGGGACAGATCGGGCGTGTGCCTGAGATGGTGCTGACGCTGCACCGAACCTCGGATGGGTTCGGCCCCGACACTCTGAACGTCTCCACGGTCAAGAACCGTGGCGGCAAGTCCGACCCGTCGGGGCAAGACTTCGCCGCTCTGGAGTTCGTCGGAGAAACCATGCAGATCAATGACTTTGGTCTGTGACTTGACACCCACCAACTACAGAAAGTAGCGCAATGCAAATAGGCATCGGAACCATCCTGTTCATCGTGTTCCTGACCCTCAAGCTCACCGACACCATCGACTGGTCCTGGTGGTGGATCTCAGCTCCGCTGTGGATTCCCGCCGGCATTGTCGCTGCCGCCTACGGGCTCGCAGCACTCCTCACCTACGCCGCCATCAAGCTCGACAAGTAAGGACGAACCCAGAAGTGAAAACTCTCAAGGAACAGCTCATCGGCACCAAGAACCAGCTCATTGAGCACGGTCGCAACGCCAACGCCTTCCTGAAGGACAAGGACGGCTGCCTGTGCATGCTCGGCGCGGTCGCCGCCGAGGTCTACGGGTACGACACGGTCGTGGAACACATCAGCACCTACGGCAAGCTGGAACCCGGCACCCCCGCAGGACCCGTCGTCGCGGCACTCGCGGAACAGGTCCGGAAGAAGACCGGTATCGACAGATCCGGCTACATCACCACGGTGTTCACGTTCAACGACCGCACCCCGGTGAGCCGGAACGACGAGGTCTTCGCGGTGATCGACGCCGCCATCGAGGTGGCCGAGTGAAGAAGCTCATCGCCACCGCTGTCGCTGGTGCCGCCCTGGCGGTCGGCCTGGTCGGATGCTCGTCGGATGCAGATGTCGCCTCGGATAACCTCAGCAAGGCTGCTGACAACTTCGAGATCCCGCGCCGGATCGTGTTCTTCAACGGGATAACCGACAAGTACCTGCTGGAGATCGCCGGCTACTGCTCCATCGCCCCGGACACGGCGTCGCAGAAGCTCGACGTGACCTGCAAGAAGAACGGCCAGTTCAAGAAGCACTTCCTGGGATTGTCGGACAACGTCAGCTACTTCGTGGAGCAGATCGAAGGCGCGAACGTATCGACTGACTTCTACGAGGTCAACTTCAAGCCGCAGTCGATCCTCCCGGACATCGAGCTGCGGTGACACACCTAGGCCAGGCGGGGCGCGCATGCCTGGCTATCTGGTGCCGGCAACGCGCATACCTGACATAGTAGTTAATTATCGGCTCTACCTTGACACCCACCCTGAAAGGAAAACCCCTGATGGCAACCCCTAACCAGATGCCCAAGCGGACCAACCCGATGCACCAGCAAATCCTCTCGGGACTGTTGGCAAACAAGCCGACGAGCTGGGCCCACAAGACCCTCCTCAAGGGTGACGACGGCAAGGAAGTCGTGGTCGAGACCAAGGTAGTCGGCCAGGTGCCACGCAACGCGCTGGCACGCAACGTGTCGGAGCACAACATCGACCAGGCCGCGAGGCGGTGGTTGAGGTGAAGTACGGGGTTCGCTACCCGAAAAGCGGAGTACACGAGTGCATGTACGGAAAGCGCCAGGCCGAACAGATCTGGTTCCTCGCTCTTCGCAACGGGATAGCGGCAGTGGTCGTCACTGACAGCGGGAACGGATGGGAGCCTTCATGAAGGGACTGTTAACAGTGGCAGGCGTTTACGTGGGAAGTCTGATCGTCGGCTACGGGCTGCTGTCGTGGTTCTGCCTGCTGGTGGAGAAGAACGAGGAGGCAGCACATGGTGCGGCGGAAGACAACGCCGCGACCTGACTCCGGGAAGTGGTGCGTCGACTGTCTGGCCGAGGGGATCACCGCCAAGCGCAAGACCCCGTGGCCTGGCCCACGGTGCGCCACACACCACAGGGTCAAGAAGAAGGCACGAAGCTCTGGTACCTGGGCAGCGAGAATACTTGCCACCTACGGGATCACCGACGATGAGTACTGGGCGATCTACGAGTTCCAGGGAGGCAGATGCGCGATTTGTCAGAGAGCCAACGGCAAGCACAAGCGCCTGTCGGTCGACCACGACCACAAGACGGGCATCGTCCGAGGGCTGCTCTGCACGATGTGCAACAAGTACACGCTGGGCTGGGCGAGGGACTGTATCGACTTCTTCAAGCGTGCCATCGAGTACCTGCTGCACCCGCCGGCTGTTCAGGTCATCGGGGAGCGGATCGCTCCCATCGAGGCCGAGAAGTTAGGTCTCAAACTTGACACCCACCCTGAGGAGGAAGATGGATAAGCCGAAGTACTACCGGATCGAGGCCACGATCAAGGCTCAGGTGGCCGAGGACACCGACGCGCTGTCGAACTACGTCCAGGCTCGCCTGGAGGCGGTCCTGACCGAGGTCATCGGCTCTGTAGAGGTCTACGAGGTCAGATTCTGATGCCAGGATGCTCGACTGTGGAGAAGACCTGCACAAAGTGCTCTGTCCTTAAGCCGATCACCGAGTTCTACGAGAACGGCAAGTGCGCTGACGGGTCGGTCAAGTACCGGCCCGACTGCAAGGTCTGTGTTCGTACCCGCTTGAAGGGGCGGACCCGAGAGGCAGAGCGCATATGGCACGTCAAGCGACGGTATGGACTGACGCTAGAGGAAGCCGAGAAGTACTGGTACGCCGAGTGCTGCTACTTGTGCGGTTCCACCGACCCGAAGGATCGAAGGGGCAAGTTCCAGATCGATCACTGCCATGTGACCGGAGTCGTTCGGGGACCGCTGTGCATGCCGTGCAACGTCGGCATCGGTTACCTACAGGATGATCCCGAATTGATGCGTCGTGCAGCCGATTACGTGGAGAGATACAGGAGTGGATGACTCACCGATAGTAAGAGTAATCAAGAGGTACTACCCGGACTGGGATCCACCAGATCCGGGTTTTTCTTTGTGGGCCAAATGTCTGTGCCCATTCCACGGGGACGGGACGCCTTCTGCCGCAGTCAGTTACGACCTTCAGGGGTTCAACTGCCTGGCCTGCGGAGTCAGGGGCGACGTGATCTCGATCATCCGACACGAAGAGGAGGTGACATTTGCAGAAGCTAACCGAATCGCAGAGGGACTATCTGTGGACGGCTACAACCCGGTACCGAGAAAGCCTCAGCGGAAGCCAAGCCGCCGCGTATTTGGAGAGTCGCGGTCTACCGGAGCATCGCGTCCGACAGTTCGGTCTGGGGTACGTGGAAGATCCACTCCCTGGTCATGAGTACTACCGGGGATGCCTCGCGATCCCGTACATGCGCTGGTCTCCCTGGCGCAACTGGTCGGTAGCAGCGATCAGGTATCGAAAGCTCGACGGCAGTACGCCTAAGTACCTCTCGATGCCAGGTGAGAAGGACCGGCTGTACAACACGGTCGCTCTAGCTCGGTACTCGAAGGACATGGCGATCTGCGAGGGCGAACTCGACACGATCACCGCTGAGCTGTGCGGTATTCCGACAGTTGGACTGTCGGGGGCTCAGAAGTGGAAGCCGCATTTCCGGGAGCTGTTCCTGGGATACCGCAACGTGAACATCCTCGCCGACGGCGACGACGCCGGCATGGAGTTCGCGAAGTCGGTGGCGAAGACGCTGCCGAACGCACGGATCATCCCCATGCCAGACGGGGAGGACGTGAATTCGCTGGTGATGACTCAGGGCAAAGACGCTCTGCTGGAAAGGATCTGATGCACGGAGATCGCTACATCAACTGGGACGGACACGAACAGTACACGCTGTTCGATGGCATCCACGACTACGTATACGAAGAAGGAGAAAACGAAGAGTGAGCATCCTCACCACTGCAGAGACCATCATCAACGGCCAGCGTGCTAAGGACTACGGTGACGCGCGAGAGAACCACCAGCGCATCGCGAAGCTCTGGGAGGCATACACCGGCAAGGAGTATTCGCCGGAAGACGTTGCGGTCATGATGATCCTGCTGAAGATCGCCAGGTTCATGGAGAACGGCTATCACGAGGACACGGTAACCGACATCGCCGGCTACGCGGGTGTCATCGAGAAGATGCAGCTCCCCAAGGAGCAGCGGTACGTCGTCTGGTACGAGGGTCTCGATGAGATCCCCTTGGGCACCACGGCGTGGGGCAGGGAAGCTTTCGAGGCCGGCGACGTGGACGACACCTGGGAGGGTGAAGGTCCGGGAGGCACCTCCTACGCGGAATGGGGCCCATTCACCACTACACGTCCGACTCCCCCGGAGGCCGAGTGACGAAGCGCATCGTCGTCATCCCCGATACGCAGATACCGTTCGATGACTCGAGATTGCTCCGGGCCGTCGTGCGGTTCATCGGGGACTGGCAGCCTGACGAGGTCATCCACATCGGTGACCTGATGGACTACCCATCGCCAGCTCGCTGGAGTAAGGGCTCTGCTGAGGAGTTCTACCCGGTGATGCTGGAGCACAACGAGCAGGCCAAGAAGCGGCTCCTCGGGCCGCTGAGGAAGGTCTACGACGGCCCTATCGGCATCCACGAGGGAAACCACGACCTCAGGCCCCGCGAGTACCTCACGAAGTACGCGCCGGCCCTGGCCGAGTTCGAGGGTGCATTCCACATCAAGCACCTGCTGGACTTCGACGGGTTCGGGATCACGCTGCTGCCTGACTTCAACGAGTTCGCGCCCGATTGGGTCACGACTCACGGCCACCGAGGGCAGATGGGCATTGCCCGGGTCGCAGGCTCCACGGCACTCAACGGTGCCAAGAGGTTCAACAAGTCGGTGGTCATGGGCCACACTCACCGCCTCGGTCTGATCACCGAGTCGTTCGGGTTCGGCTCTGTCGTCGGCAAGCAGGTCACCGGCTTCGAGGTCGGCAACCTGATGAACATGGAGCAGGCGTCGTACCTCAAGGGCGGTACAGGCAACTGGCAGCAGGGATTCGGAATCCTGACGGTCGATGGGCCGTACGTCAAGCCAGAGGTTGTGCCGATCATGAACGGCCGCTTCGCGGTCGACGGTGAAATTTGGAAGGTCTAGAACTTGACACCCACCATCAAGAGGACGGAGGAGCACAGCGCGGCGCTGGCCGCGTTGCTCCCCTCCATCAAGAGGGCAGCGAGATCCGTTGCCTTCCAGTGGCCAGGCGTCATCGACGCCGACGATGCAGAGCAGGCGATCTCTCTTCATCTGTGGGAGAGGCCCACGTCGCTGCTGAAGGTCCACGACATGGAATCGAAGGCCCAGTACCGAGCGCTGGTCGGGATGGGGCACCAGCTCGCCAGCCAGGAGCGTGACGACTACGACTACTACAAGGGCTCCTACTACTACTCGGCCAAAGAGGTCAAAGACTTTCTGGCCAAGGGGATTCTGGGAGACGACCAGAAGTCGTTCAAGTCGCAGAAGATCGACATCGAGGAAGCGATCTGGGAGATCGCTCCGCAGTATCACGCAGCGATCCTGCGTCGCTACGCGGACGGTGAGATCCCCGAGACCAAGTCTGAGCAGCACGCGCTTAGCCGGGGGATCGAGGCTCTGATAGCTGCCATGAACCGTGCCCATAGTCGCAGGGAGATGGAGCGGGACGGCGGTCCCGGTAGTCGCAAGTCGATCACGAACGCTCAGGCATACGCAGCATCAGCACATCAATACGACGGTGACAACGACACCGCTGGCGTCGAGTTCGACGGCAGCACAGGAGGATTCCGATGAGAGAGAACTTCGGCAAGGGCTGGGACAACAAGGGCCCGAGGAAGGGAGTGCCCGGATGGGACGAGGGTAGCAAGTCGAAGAATCCGAAGGCAGGGCCAGTGACCGTCACCAAGATCGTTAAGGAGGCGGCAGCGTGATCGACCTGTTCGACGGCGGATTCAACGGAGCAGGACGCTCAGAGATGTACCGGGCTCAGGTTGCTCCTGAGTTGTTCCCGAACGAGAAGCCGATGCTCATCGGGAACTGGCCGCAAGACGATCTGGAGATGTACGTCGGGGGAAGCTACACCCCCGGCTATGGAGAAAGGAAGCAGTGACTGACGAAATCCCTTGGGGACCAACCGGAGAACTCGTCTACAACCGAACCTATGCCAGGACCAAGCCTGACGGGACCAAGGAGACCTGGCCCGAGACCGTCGTACGTGTCGTTGACGGAAACCTGGCTCTGGTACCCGAACGGTACCAAAACCCTGGTGAGCGTGAAGAACTGATCCGACTGATGTCGGAGTTCAAGATCCTCCCCGCTGGACGACACCTCTGGGCGTCGGGCGTGAAGAACGCCCAGCACCTGTTCAACTGCTGGGTGGCCGGCTGGCCAGAGAACATCGAGGATCACTTCGAGTTCACGTTCATGCGTCTGATGGAGGGCGGGGGAGTCGGGGCGAACTACTCGAACCACTACCTCAAACAGTACGGGCCGGTGGCACAGGAGCTGTACGTCCACATCGTCTGCGACGAGGACCATCCCGACTACGAGGCGATGAAGTCCGCAGGTGTCCTGTCGACGGAGTACGACCCGGACTGGGCCGGTGCGTTCGTGGTCGAGGACAGCCGCGAAGGCTGGGCTGCGGCTCTGGTGGATCTGATCCAGACCCACTACCGCCAGGACGTGTCCCACTACCAGCGGGTCTACGACGTGTCTCGGGTGCGCCCCGAGGGCGCGAAGCTCAAGACCTTCGGTGGAAGTGCGAGCGGCCCGTTGCCGTTCGCTCAGATGCTGATCCAGGTCTGCAACATCCTCAGCCCCCTCGCCCTCAACGACGAGCGGGTCGACGGCATCACCGCGATGGAGATCGATCACGCCATCGCTTCGTGTGTGGTAGCCGGCGGTGTTCGCCGGTCTGCTCGGATGTCGATGATGCACTGGGATGATCCTCAGATCGAGGAGTTCATCGACTGCAAAGCTGACTCAGGATCTCACTGGACAACGAACATCTCGGTCGAGGTGGACGACGAGTTCTGGGAGGCAACCAGGGCACCGCACTTCGAGGCGTGCTCTGTGCCTGCGTGCCAGAAGTACCGAGTCAAGAGGGTGCTCCAAGCCCTCTCCGAGGGAGCCGTTCGCAACGGCGAACCTGGGATGTGGGACAGCTCGCTGTCGAACGTCGGGGAACCCAACAGGGTGGTCTGTACGAACCCCTGTGGTGAGATCACGCTTGAACCGTGGGAGCCGTGCAACCTCGGCCACATCAACCTGGCCGCGTTCGTCACCGAGGCTGGCAAGACCGACTACCTCGATCTGATCCGCGCCCATCGCCTGATGACGCGGTTCCTGATCAGGGCGACGTTCAGTCCGGTCGCGGACCCCAAGAGCCGAGAGGTTCTGGACCGTAACCGCCGCATCGGCGTCGGGCACCTCGGAGTTGCCTCCTATTTGGCCCTCACAGGGCGGAAGTACTCCCAGGCACCCGGTGACAAGCGGTTCACCCGTTTCTTGCGGGAGATGGCCGCTGAGGTCGATAAGGCAGCCGAGGATTACGCACACCAGTTGCGTATCCCGGTTCCGGTGAAGAAGAGGACCATCGCGCCTACCGGCACGGTGGCGAAGCTGGCCGGCGTCTCGGAGGGGATCCATCCGATCTTCGCCAAGTACTTCAACCGGCGCATCCGCTTCAACAAGGTCTCCGACTTCGAACAGCTCATGGAGATGTACACCCAGGGCTACGAGATCGAGGACGACCTGTTCGCACCGAACACCTCGGTGGTCACGATCCCGACCAAGGACACCTTGGTTCAGGCCGTGGTCGACCTGTACGGGCGTGATGGCGAGGAGATCGTTGAGTCGGCTGACGACTTGACACTCACCCAGCTCATCGCCTTCCAGGCGCTCTACCAGACGTGCTGGGCAGACAACGCGGTGTCGTTCACCGCGAACGTCGAGCCGAGTGTGTACGGGCCCTCCGATGTTGCGGATGTGCTCGTCAAGTTCTCGGGCCTCATAAAAGGCAGTACTTTGTTCCCGGAGAAGTCGTTCCCTCAGGCTCCGTATGAGCGCCTTACAAAGGCCGAATACGAAGCGGCACAGGCTAAGTCTGTATCGGACGGGATCGATGAGTCGTGTGCCAACGGGGCTTGCCCCATTCGCTGATGGTTTATCCGGTCATCCCACTTGAGGTGCGGTTGAAGCGGAGACTGGTTGAAGATGAAAACGGTTGCTGGATCTTCCAAGGGTGCCCAAAGGAACGGTACGGAAAGATCAAGCCAGGCAACAATGTTAGGCAGTCCATAGGGGCTCACGTAGCGGCATACAAGTGCTGGGTGGGAGATGTTCCACCCGGTCTTGTGGTCCGACATAAGTGCGATGTCCCTAAGTGTTGCAACCCGGATCATCTTGAGCTTGGCACTCAACAACAGAACGTGGACGACCGCACAAAAAGAGGTCGCCACTGGGTTCGGTCAGGAACTGAGCACTACAACTACAAGCACGGCAAATACGCTGTGTCCCAACAAGAAAGGTAGAAATTTGTCCTACGAAGATCCGTTCGCCACTGCCCCCGCCACCGCCGATGTTCCTCAGCAGGACGAGGCTCAGCAGCAGACCGTCCCCACCCAGGCCCCGGCTCAGGCTCCTGCCGCTGTCTCGGCTGCCAGGGAGTCGGTCTCGGTTCAGCACTCTACTGACGGCGTCTCTGCGACGTTCAAGTTCGGCGGTCAGTACTCCGATCCGTGGGTTGTGGTGAAGGGTGCCGACGCGGCTGAGGTTCACGAGAAGCTGTACGATCCGAAGTTCAAGGAACTGATGGATCGAGTGCAGTTCATCGCCAGCCAGTACGGCTCGGCATCGCCAACCGCTAGCAAGCCCGCCAACGGCGGCGGCGGTGGTGGACAGCAGTCCCGTGCCCCGCAGGGTGCAACTCAGGCACCGAACGGTGAGACGCGGTACTGCGAGCACGGCGAGATGGTGTATAAGTCCGGTATCTCCAAGGCCGGTAACCCCTACAAGCTGTTCTCCTGCACCGCACCTCGCGACAAGCAGTGCAAGGCGCAGTACCTGAACGACAAGAAGTAGCACTGCTACTTGACACCCACTGAGACCTAGGTCGAGAAGCCGGTAACGAGCTAACCGGGGCAACGGACTTCCCTGCTCTCTAGCTGACCTAGTTCTCAACACCCACAACAAGCGGATCAGCTCTGCTGACCGCGTAACTCTGAGCGGAGAGTATGAAAGCCAAACTGATCGCGGCGACACAGATCGACGCAGATGCCTTGCGCGGCATCGGGTATGAGCCCCACCCCTACGTCGTCAACGACGATAACGGGGAGTTCGGGGACTACGACCACGACGAACTAGCGGAGTTCGCAGGTAGGAACTGCTACCGCAGCTTCCACCGTCCCAACCCGGCTACCAGGGAGAACGAGGACTACCTCGCCCACATCCTAGAGGTCGGACACGAGAGTGTGCTGGAGCACGCCAGCGCGACGTTCTACATCGAGACCAGCCGGTCGGTGCTGACCGAGCTGGAGCGGCATCGCCACCTGAGCTTCAGCGTGGTGTCGCAGCGGTACGTCGACCCCACTGAGCTTGGGGTTCATGTCCCTCCTGCGATTCAGGAGTGCATGGGTGAGATCCCCGGAGAGATCCTCCGGGACGCAGTGGAATACGCAGTCGGCTCGTACGAGGCCATCGTCAGTTACCTGTCCGGTGTGCGGGGATTGCCCCGCAAGCAGGCTCGCGAAGCGGCGCGAGCTGTCCTGCCGAACATGACCAACTCACCGATGGTCGTCACCGGCAACCACCGCGCCTGGCGCTACGTCATCAAGAACCGCTGGCACGAAGCAGCGGATGCAGAGATCAGGGAACTGGCCGGAGAGCTGTTGCGGCAGCTCCGGGAGATCGCTCCCAACTGTTATCAGGATCTTCCGTCCGAGCCCTACAGCTACGGAGGCTGACATGGAACGACGAGCAACTGTCATCACCACTGAGCGCGGCAGGACCACCTTGGCTGGAGAGCCCGTTCTCGACACCCAGGAGGGAACGCTGACGGTCATCTTCGAGGATCTCACAGCACGGATCTTCAACTGGGACAAGGTCGTTGAGTACTACTACATGAGTGCAGAAGAGACCCAGCAGTGGCTGGAAGAAAGGCGGCATCGCTGATGCGGAAGAAGGAACTGAAGGCAGAGCTGAGCAAAGCTCGCGGACGGATCAACGAGCTGGTCGAGGATCTGGACGACGCCGACAACAAGATCCACGTGGCAAGCACGTCGAACATCGCGCTGCGGGCCGAGGTGGGCACGCTTCGTGAGGCCAACAAGAAGCTGGCTGATCGCCTCAACGAGGCGCTGCGGGCCAACCGCGAGTTCGCGTCGAAGCAGCGGTTGCAGAACGACCTGTTCGGCAAGGCAATGGTGCAGGTCCAACCTGAGCGTGGGCCGAAGCGCCCTAACCGAAAGAAGCTGACCGCCCAAGAGGTCCGCGACATCCGAGACGCCTACTACGGCGGCGCTTCTCAGAAGCAGCTCGCCTCGAACTACGGCGTCAACCCGGCGACCATTTCTCGTACCGTGAGAGGGATCTACCACTGATGGCACTCGAATTCCAAGCATGGCCCAAGACGCCGCGCCTCAACGGCGCGAGCATGATCATCACCGAGAAGATCGATGGCACCAACGCGTGCGTCATCGTGACCGAGGACGGTGAGGTCGGGGCTCAGTCCCGTAACCGCCTGATCACCCCGGAGAGCGACAACGCCGGCTTCGCACAGTGGGTCTGGCAGAACGCCCCGGTGCTCTCTGAGCGTCTCGGTCCCGGACACCACTACGGCGAATGGTGGGGCCTGGGCATCCAGCGTGGATACGGCATGGACCGAAAGAAGTTCAGCCTGTTTAACACTGGACGTTGGGATCCGTCTGAGGTCTACCTCTGGGAGATCCCCGGACTAGACGTGGTTCCGGTCCTCTACGAGGGACAACTTGACACCCACAAGATCACCGAGGTCGTTGAGGAGCTGCGCCTGTCAGGAAGTCACGTCGGTGAGGGAAACGCCGAGGGCGTCATCATCTACATCCCCCGGCTCAACAAGGTCTTCAAGGTCTTGCTCGAGAACGACAGCATCCCGAAAGGACTGGTTGCCTGATGTCTGATCGAATCCGAGTTCTGATCGCAGAACCCATCGACCACGCTCTGCCGCTCGATGTTCAGGGAGTCAACCTGCGCCGCAAGGCGATTGACCTCATGAGCGAGATCGCGGATGTGGACGAGAACACCGTCCGCTACGAGGCGGCTACCGACACCGCCACCCTCGATCTTGGCGGGGATGTCGGGTCGCTGACGCTCTGGCAGCACAACCTGATAGGCGTCCTGTTCCACGCCGACGGCAAGGCCCACAAGGGCGTCGTCGGACCAGTGATCCACGCCGACCGTGAAGGTCGCCGCTACTCCCGAGCAGAGGTCGAAAGGAACCCGTACGCGTGAAGTTCTTACTCACCGGTAGCACCCCGAACGGTCAGTTCCAGCTTACCTTCGAGGGTCTGCTCCAGGGCGAGGCCATCGAGTTGATGCAGCACGCATCAGAGCTGGTGAAGAACCGGAAAGACCCGGTCTTGGAGGCGCTCAAGAGCGGCCTCGCACGGCCAGTTGACCAATACACCTTCAAATAGGAGAAACGTGATCAAGCTGGAGCACGAGGTCGGAGGTGACCTCGTTACCATCAACGTAGTTGAGGAACCCGAAGACCTTGAGGGCTTCCGCGACTTCATCAAGGCGAACAAACGATGCCTGGCCGTCGACACCGAGACGACCGGACTGGACATCTACAGCGCCGAGTTCCGATGCAGGCTAGTCCAGTTCGGCAACCAGGACGAAGCGTGGGTGCTGCCTGTCGATGAAAGCCCGACACAGCTCCAGCATGAGACTCGTCTGGCGCTGGAGCATCTCGACAAGATCGTGATGCAGAACGCGTCGTACGACCTGCAGGTGCTCGACCAGACGATGGGCATCAAGATGGAGGATCTCTGGCCGAAGATCCTCGATACGCAGATCCTGGCCAAGCTGGTGGACCCCCGGCCTTTCGAGGCCGGCGGGTTCGGCCACTCCCTCGAAGAACTTATCGCTGCGTTCATCTCGAAGGACCAGGCCAAGGATGTGAAGGGCCTGATGGTCAAGCTGGCTCAGGAGCACAAGACGACCAAGGCGAAGATCTGGAAGGTCATCGATCTGTGGCACCCGGAGTACCTGACGTACGCCGGCATGGACACGATCTTCACCTCCCGGGTCTGCCGCGAACTGGTGAAGCGCGTTCCTGACGTGAGTCGGGAGCTGGTGCCGTACGAGCACAAGATCTCCGAGATCTGCAGCTACATCGACCGCAAGGGCTTCCTGCTCGACGTGGAGTACTCGCAGTCTCTGGCCGACAAGTGGTTGATGGAGCAGGAGGTCTGGGAGGCAGTTCTGCTGAACGACTACGGCATCGAGAAGGTCAACGCCTCCGAGGATGTCGCAGAGAGTTTCGAAGAGCTTGGGCACGTGTTCACCGAGTTCACCGACACCGGAAAGCGGAAGGTCGCCAAGGACTTCTACGAGAAGATGATCGCCAAGGGTGGCGATCTAGGTCGACTGGCTGAGATCGCCCAGGAGGCAAAGAAGCTGGGGAAGTGGCGTAAGACCTGGGTGCAGACGTTCCTCGATGAGCGCGATGCCAACAACAGGTGCCACACGTTCGTCAACCCGCTGCAGGCGCGTACCTCGCGCATGTCGATCACCGGTATCCCGGCGCAGACGCTGCCTGCTGGAGACTGGGCTGTTCGTCGGTGCTTCCTCGCAGACGAGGGTCACGTGGTGGCTTCGGTGGACTACCAGACGCAGGAGCTGCGTGTGCTCGCAGCCCTGTCAAAGGACCCCACGATGATCCAGGCGTTCAAGGACGGTGCGGACCTTCACCAGATCACCGCAGACGCCGCTAGCGTGCCTCGCAAGGTCGGCAAGCGGGCCAACTTCCTGACGGTGTACGGCGGCGGGGCGAAGACCCTGGCCGAGAAGGAGCAGATCGACTTCCACACGGCCAAGCGAGTCCTCGATGCGTTCGCCAGGACGTACCCAGGCGTAGCACGGCTGAGCAAGAAGCTGGCAGCCGAGGCGGGGAAGAACGGGTACGTCATCAACCCTGTCGGTCGCCGCCTGCCGGTCGACGGCTCTCGCACCTACTCAGCGCTGAACTACATGGTGCAGTCGACATCTCGGGACGTGACGTGCAGGGCCCTGATTCGCCTCCACGAGGCCGGATTCACCCCGTACCTGCGTCTGCCTATCCACGACGAGGTCGTCGCTTCCATCCCCGCTGAGAAGTCAGCGTGGGGTGCTGCTGAGATCGGCCGGCTGATGGCCGAGGAGATGGGGCCGGTGATGATCGGCACCGACCCGGAGGTAGGAGGGCGAGCATGGGGCTCTCTCTACGTCAAAGAAGAAGACCGCCAACACATCACGGATCCATTCCTGATGGTCGCGGCTTGACACCCACCCAACAAGGAGAAACATGCCACAAGCGAAAGTAGTACTGCCGGCACCGAACGGGCTGACCGAGGATCTGATGGGTCTCGCGATCCACAAGCTGGGCGAGCTGGGAACCATCGAGGGCGGCGAGATCGGCGTGTTCACCGCCGACCGGCCTGACCGTGTCCCACCGGACTGCCCGGAGAACATGGTGTTCCTGGAGTTCCGCGCTCAGATCATCCCTTACCTGGGACGCCGATGAGGTCATCGACGTGGACAGCGGTGTTCGCCGAGACCGACACCGAGGCAGAGCAACTGGCGAAGGATCTCGGGCTTACCGGCTACGTCGCCTACGGGGTTGACGAGGACCCAGCTCGGTTCGAGGGAGCCCGTGCCAGCCGAACGTTCATCAAGTCGGGGACGCTGGTTCCCATCGACCTGATGGAGCTGATCATCGGCACCACCACCAAGCTGTACGGCGGGAAGATCATCTGGGCCAGGGTGGACAACTGGTGATGACTGAGTACACGTCTCCTGACGTGGTGGTGACAGACCGGGCCGTCTTCTTCGACGGCCAGGAGCTGCCTTGGCACATCGCTAAGGATGGGATCTCGTTCAGCCCCGGTGGATACGACAGCATCAACACGCTGACGGTTGACTTCTTCGTCAACAGCGTGACGTTCGAGGGCGACCGGCCACCGAGCCGGATGGCTGCCTACATGGCCAGGTGGAGCCGGATCGAGGTCGACATCCGCCTCGCCTACTACGAGGCCAACGTGAGAATCAACCGAACCATGAAGGAGTACAGGCTGTGATCGACACAGACGAGCAGGACCACGATTTCTTCGACATCCTCTACCAGCAGTGGTCGAAGTCCACGATGGCTGAGTTCGGCTACTGGATGCCCGAGGAAGCCAGAGTCCCGTCGATCTGCGAGACCGACAACGGACATTGGTACTTCAACGTCTACGCGGTCAACCAGGAGACCAACGCCAAGGAGCTGGTGGCTACCGGGCTATCAGAGGACGACGCCGACTTCATCTGCGGCCTACACGGCGCTCTCCCGGATCTCATCCGCCGGCTGCATGAGGCTATCGATGACGCCACCCGCAAGGACGAGGAGAACGACCGGGCCCAGTGGATGCTCGCTGACGCTCTCCTGGAGAATAACGCTCTGCGTGAGCGGATCGTGGAACTTGAGAAGGCTCTGGGCGAGTGAGGCCGACCTGGGATGAGTACTTCCTCACCATCGCGAGGGCCGCAGCCACGCGGTCTGACTGTGAACGAAGCCAGGTTGGTGCGGTCGTCGTCAAGGACCGACGAGTTCGTGCGACGGGCTACAACGGTGCGCCTACTGGAATGGACGGTTGCTCGACCTGTCCTCGAAGACTCGCTGCGGGAGTTGTGCCTGGAGTTACTGGGTATGACGCCGGCCCAGGCCAATGCGTGGCTGTCCACGCTGAGGCCAACGCCTTGCTGTACTGCGACCGCGAAGACCTCATCGGAGCGACTCTCTACATCACCCGGGACCCGTGCCCGGGATGCCAGAAGCTGATCCACGCTGTCGGCATCGAGCGAGTAGTAACACCAGATTCGTCACTGTGACAAAACGCCCCGGAGGGGCTGGGCATTACGCCTGGCTCTTCCGGGGCCTTTTTTTGTGCCTTCTAACTACATAGGAAACCTATGTATTAGATCTCTTCGATCACCGTCTCAGAGGACATCAGTCCGTCGAACTGGATGCGGTTCTGTGGATCTCGGGCGTAGTCGTGCCCGTCGATCTGCGAAGCTGCCCTCAGCGCGTCCTCTCTGGAACTGAACAACAGCCTTGCGGTGACAACATACCTGGTCAAGTCTCCTCGATTCCTCTAGTGCTCGACTCCTCAAGTACTCGAATCCTCGAACCCTCTAGAGGTCGAAGGTTGGGTACTCAGGATCTTTCGGGCGGGGGCCTGCCTTGATTCTCGGAACGACCAGCTCATCGATGATCGCGCTCACCGAGGTCTCTTCCTCGAACGCCAGACGCTTGAGGGCCACCACTGTGGTCCTCGGCAGGTAGATGCCCAGCGTGACCATCTCTGGCCCTCGCCGAAGAATCTCGTTTGCCTTCTTCGGCTTGATGCCCTTTGCCCTGGCCTCCTCGGCCTTCTTCCTCGCCTGCTCCAGTGGGCTCAGTTCAGACACCGACAACCACTCCCTCCAGTTCTCCCCACACGTCCCAGTACGCCTCTAGGTCGACTGGCATCGTCCCGAATGACTTCTTGATCGACTGCCTGTGGGTGACCATCGTGTTGAAGACCGGCACTCCCCTGGTCTTGAACATCCCCCTGACGCGGTCCACCATCTTGGCTCTGAGATCCACCTGAGTCATCAGCACCAGCGACGGCACCTGGACCGTCAGGTTCAGTGTCGGGAACACACGCTCGACTTCGATGGGCGAAGCACCGCACGGGATGATCACCAGATCTGCGCCGGCAATCGCCTGCTGGATCAGATCAGACGTACCAGGTGGAGTGTCTACGAGCACCAGCTCCTTGTCGGGAAGCACCAGCCGGTCTGAGCCGTCGACAACCTCGAACGGCATGCCGATCCCTCGCTCAGCGGCGGTCTTCACCCACTTCGATGCGGACTTCTGTGGGTCGGCGTCGACCACCACAGTCTCTACGCCGCTTCGTGCGGCAGCGGTCGCCAGGTACATCGCGGTCGTGGTCTTACCCACGCCGCCCTTCGTGTGCACTACCGAGATCGTTGTCATGGAAGGCATACTACTCGACTCCTCGACTATTCGAGGACTCGACACTCCGAGGACTAGAAAACTCGAGGACTCTAGTACTCGAGGACTTTTGACCTGGCAAGACGACACGCCGAGACCGGCGTGTTACCGGGGAAGGGGAGTTACTCGAGATAGAAAAGAGAAGACCCCCGGTCACAGCCTGCCAGGGCTACGGGGGTTCTCGGATAGGTGCTGCGTCTGATTATACAGCGGAGCACTGATTTGAGGTGCTCTGCGCCCGAAGCGTGTCGGGTGACGCGTCTTGCCAACGCGGTCGTCGCCGGTTAGAGCGGCAGTAGTACTCATGTCCAGAAAACCTGGACATGATCGATCACGGCCCATTCACCCCGGCTTACCTAGAAGGACAGCCCGACCGGGGGACGCGTGGCAGCGTAGCGATGACCGTGAGCATCCCGGCCTGTGGGTCCGAGTAATTCCCGGACCTGTGGCCCTCCGCGATCCCGGCTCCATACCGTCGGCTCCATACGAGAGGGCGCACCCTGTCTACATGCGTAGCGGGGTAGCCGCGCTCACCCTCACCACCCATCTTCCACCGAGAGGATGCTCCTCGAAACGCAAAAAACCCCCCGCCGAAGCGGGGGGAATTCTGGTCAAACTACGGTGTAGCCGGCCTGGGCCAGAGCTTCATCGTGAAGGGTGCTGGGCATCAGCGTGTGCAGCCGTTCCATGCTGGTCGCCTGGCCGTGCTCGTCGCACTCGACAATCACCGTGGGGGAGACGACCACCGCGTGGTGGCCGACTGGGTTGACGAACCTGTTGATGAGTTCGGTCGCATCATCAACGATGACGGCGAAGTACCGTCCGTCGCTGATCTGATAGTGCCGGGTCCCCGGAGGCCAGATGCCTCCGAGGTCTACTCGCTTCGCTGTGGGCATGTGTGTTCCCTTACTTGATCAAGAGGACTACGAGGCCAGGAGGGGCAGTACCTGCCTGACCGGGGACCAGCGAGGCGCTGGTGGAAGGGCCTGAGACAGCACCGCCGCCACCAGAACCACCACCGGGGTAGCCACCGTCGCCTCCACGTCCACCTGTCGAGGACTGCAGACCTGATGTGTTGATGCGGGATCCGCCGCCGCCACCGCCGGCTCCACCGAACTTCACCGGGGAAGCAACGTCTCCGTCACCACCGTCGCCGCCGCGACCACCTGTGCCAGGGGAGGCGGTTGAAACGCCGCCAGTGCCACCTACCGCGTTCGTGCTCTGCCCGTCTTCACCTTGGGTCACGGTCCCTGCGCTGTGGTCGGCGTTGCCGCCCCTTCCTCCACGGCCAGGGGCCGAGGTGGTGCCGATGAACCCGCGAAGGTCCGAGATCCCGTTGACGTTGGGGATGGACTGCAGCAGGGTGCCGGTCTTCGCGACGATAGAGCTGCGCTGTCCGTCAGCGCCGGCAGATGTAGCCCCAGCACCTACCGTGATGGCCAGGGTGTCCACGCCGGGTGTCAGACCGGTGAAGTCGAGATCCTGCGCGATGTACCCTCCGCTGCTACCTCCGAGACCGCCTAGCCGGCCTCCAGCTCCGAAACCACCGGTATCGCCCTTGCCTCCACCACCGATGACGATGCCAGTTCCGAGAGAAGCGTCATGGGGAAGAACCCAGGCAGGGTCCGACGTGGTGAACGTGTAGATCGTGTATCCGCCGGCGACCGCGTTCTTGATGGCCTCCATCGTCTGCTTAACCTCAGCAGCAGAACCGGTACCGCCGTTGTTGCCGAACCACCCGTTCCAGATGCTCTTGAAGCCGTCAGAAACGTCCTCAACGAGGTTCTCCAGTCCCTCGACCGCTCCCTTGGATACCTGGCCGACGAGATTGGCCGCATCCAACTTTCCGGAGCTGTTCAGGTGCTGCGTCTTGCCGGTGAGTGCGTTCCACCAGTCCTTGACGGCCTGCACCGCGTCGTTGATCGGGGTGACGATGAGGCCACCGAGGATCTCCAGGATCTGCTTCAGCTCGGTCTTCACGACGTTGAAGGTGTTGGTCACCCACGCGTCGAAGTCCCCGGACAGCAGCCCGATGGGCAGGCTGGCCAGGTTAGCGATGATCGTCCCGACCGACGTGGCGATGTCGATGAAGTCGTCATCGATGGTGCCGGGGATCATGTTCTTGAACGTCTTCAGTACGTCCAGCGGCAGCCGCGAGAGCTGCTGCGTCAGAACTTCTACGGCATTCAGGGGAGTGGCCAGGGGCACGTGGAAGAGCCCCTTGATCAGATCCTCTGTGTAGTTCTGCCCGTACCCGAAGTCGCCCCCGCCGATCTCTATTGCGCCATCAGATCCGATGGCGTGCAGTGGATCAGTTGGGTAGGTCACGCCGCTTCCTTTCTGCGGTCTCCTTCGATCCGCTCGATGCGCTCAGTACGCAGCTCCTCGCGGAGCCCCTTGATGTCCTCACGGACCTCTCTCATGTCGTCCCGTAGCTCTCGGAACCCGCGCGTGATCTCGTCGCGCATGTTCTCTTCGTGGGTGTTAGATACCTGGGTGTCGATCTTCTTGAGCTTGGCCCAGAACGGAAGTGCTGCTGTAGCAACGGAACACGCGCCGAAGAAGACCAGCACGATGACGTCTTTCCAGTCGTCTGGGTTGAACGGGGTGATCGTGTTCACCCGTTGAACTCCTCGGCCTCCGAAGGGCCGGGGGAGCCTTCCTTGATCCACCCGTCACGCACGTACTGCGCGATCATTGCTCGGTTCTCCTGCTCTGTCAGTTGTCGAATGTCTGGGATACGCACCGGCTTTGGGTCGGGTGCGCCCTCCTCTGCCCACCGTGACGCGGGGTTCATGTCGTGGCGCTGGCCTCGGAAGGCCGGCTGCAGACGAATCTCCTGGGCGGGAAGCCGGCTGACGTTGACGTTCCCGTCTTCATCAGCCAGCTCCCGGATCCAGTCCACGTGCCGAAATCCGCATTTCCACAGGTGCTCAGACCAATCGGCCAGGAAGGCCGGGTGGGTGATCGCCCCTACTCCTGCAACCATCGGGAGGTTGCGGAGGGCCCACATAGCGTGCTGACGTGGGTTGTTCGGGTCGTGATCGTCCTGAGTTGGGATAGCGGACATGGCGGTGCCTTTCGGTTAGAGGAGCCCCGCCTGCCCCATCGCTCCGTTGAATCGACGGATCTCATCGAGGATGTGCAGTGCGGGGTTGTTCGGTTCGCGGTAGCCGATCTCGATCTCCAGTGGCTTGGGACCATCGGTCCCCTGGCTGAACTTGAGTCGCTTGATGCGCTCCACGAACAACTGGTCCTCGACCGGGTAGCCGAGAACCGATGTGCCGACGCGATCTCCAATCCAGCAGTGCCCGTAGGGCTTCGGAGCGAAGATGTACGGTGCCGCGTCAGACACCTTGAGGGTGTGCGCCGTACGCGCACGGGTCTTGTGGATCTCCGCAGCGATGGCTGCGAACGCCGACAGGGTGAACGCCTTCATGGCGCTGTCGACCATGTTCTCGTAGTAGTGGAAGTCGCCCAGACCGGTCTTCACGTTCTCCAAGCCCGCGATAGGCAGGGAGATGGAAGCTGCACGGAGAGTGGGGATCTCCATGAACGCCCCGACCGTGTCCTTGTACAACGGCTCCAGAATCGAGTTCAGCGTCCCGCCCAGAGGCGGCAGGTCGACCAGACCGCCGAGTGCCTGGTTGATCAGCGAGGTGAGGAAGTCCCCACCCACGTTGATGCCTGTGGCGATGGCCTCGTTGATGCCCGGAGCTGACTGACCACCGGCCAGGAAGCTGGTGTCAGTTGCCTCGTAGTACGAGAACTCCGACGACTTGATCCCTGTGAGCGGACCCTCCTCGAATACGACCCACGGGGCCGTCGGGCTGGTGCCCAGGAACCACGGCGAGTAGTACTCACCGGGGTACGTGTAGTCCCCTGTGAACACGTCGACGCCTTCCACCTGGCCGTCACTGCCGAGGTTGACAATCGCCCGGAGGAAGCCGGTCAGCCACGAACCACCGAACGCGGTCTGTGTGCCCCAGCCCGAGTTGTCCTCGATGTCCCAGACGACACAGCCATTCCGAAGTGGTATGAGCTGCAACAGATCTTCGATGGGATCGAGACCCCATATGCCCTTCAGGTCATCGAACGGATGCGGATCTCGTTCCTTGATGTACCGGCGACACGTCAGTGTGAGCTGATGGTCGTCAAGGATCTGCTTGGCAACGTCGTAGAACTTCCCGAACCGGGAGAACACCATCGTGATCGGGCTGTTGTCCGCGAGGAACGGGAACGGCTTCACGATGTTGCGCCAGTTTGCTGGGTTGAACGACGGACCCATCCACTCGTTGATGTCCGTTGGATCATCCGGTAGCGTCCACAAGCTCGTCTCTAGACGCAGCAGGTTGACGAACAGGGTCACCAGCAAACACCACTTGGCGGGACCGAAGATGATCCAGATCTTCGGGAACTGCAGCTCAGGGCGCAGGAACGGGTTACACCAGACGCGGATATGCTTGGTCTGCTCGAAGTCGTGCAAAAACACGATCTCCAGGAACTGGTCCCCGGAGTCGGTCTTGACCACCCGGTAGTGGTCCATCATCCCGGACCATCGAGCGCCTTGCTTCTCGATGACGATGATGACGTTGCGCTTTGCTCGACCACGGTGGTTCATCGCCCACTTGGCGAGGTAGTGCCCCAGCGAGAGCTGCAGAGTGGCGGTGCCAGTCTCGTTCTCGATGAACTCCCACTCCAGCAGTCGCTCACCAGCGACCGCGCCTCGCAGACGGAAGTCGCCATCACGCAGCTCGACATCGGCCGGCTGAAGCCGTGCCTCTTCGCGCTTGGCACGACGAACCTGGATCTTGTCCCAGAGAGCCTGAGCGTCACTCTCGGTGAACAGGCCGCTCATTCGAGCCCCCAGCAGCGCGACCACGGCCTTGGGAGCCGCAGGGCTACCACCTGGCCCGGAGCGCACCCCGATGCCTCTATGACGAACTCAGCCTCTTCTGTGTACGGCGGAATCGAGTTCCTGAACCGCACACCGTTCATCCGCGCCCAGACGGGCGAGCCAGAGTCAGATGAGATCTGCTCTTCGCGGCGGTCGGTGTTGATGACACAGTTCTCGCCGTAGATCAGCCCCGGCAGCTTCAGCCGGCGGTTGGCGAACTCAGGGTCTTCGAACGAGTAGTCCGGGATCACGAACTGCGTGAAAGGCGCACGCTCCCACGGGATCGGGATGTTCGGAGGGAACGGCCACGGGAAGTTCGGCACCTTCTCAGTGGAGCCGGGGACGGTCCACTTCGGGAAGATGTACTGATCGGTGGGGTTGAGCCCACCGTCGCCCCGGTCGACGCGAATACGAAGCGTCTCCTTGGGCAGCCGCTCCCACGGCCACACTCCAGGAAGATCGAACGCCACCGGGCTGAACCGGGTGTCGGTCTTCGTCTTGACGGAGAAGACCTTGTCGTCCTCGTACCAGAACGGGTCGTAGGCGATGCACGACATCACCGTCAGGTTGATGGAGTTGCCACGCGGGTCGGTCTTCATCTCGACCTTGGGGGACTCGAACAGACGGACGTACAGATAGCGCGTCCCGGAGTCCGGGGTGGTGACGAAGATCCTGGTGTCCCTGTTGAACGCCCAAGCCTTACGCCAGAAGCTGTCTCGCGAGAGCCAGCTCCGGGAGCCTTGCTTCGCGTCGTTGAGGATCTCAACGCCGAACACGATGTCGCGCTTGAGAGCCCGATGTCCTAGATAGCGAGCACCGGGGTAGTTACCCGGCTCTTCATAGACGACCTTGACGGGAGGGTCGTAGAAACAACCCTCCACGTCTGTGGCCAGGTAGATGCCCTGGTCACCGGTCGTCAAGTTGAAGCGCTCACCATTGACACCCTCGATTTCCACGATGGTGTCGGTGATCAATGTTTACCTCCTGGTGGGTGTCAAGTTCACTGCCTGCCGACAACCGACAGGGCATTCTTCGACTCCTCGCGGTCCTTGATGGACAGCGCCTCATCGACGGAACCGATCTGGAAGATGTACTTCGTGCCCTCGGTCAGCGCCTTCGAGAGGAACCCGTCGCCGCCGATGCCGATGTCCGAAAGGAACGTCTTGCCAACGGACTTAGCGAAGTCGGCTGGTGCGGCCAGCAGATGGCCGGCCTGCTCCTCGAGCGAGCTACCACTGGAGCTGCTGAGGTCGGAGTACTCCTTGGTCAGGTCGATCATGTCCTTCTGCAGAGACAGCTCTTCCTTCTTCTGTCGGATCGCATCAGCCTGGGCCTTAAGCTGGGCCTTCAGCGCACTGTCTCCAGACAACTTGGCCTGGTAGTCAAGGGCTTTCGCCTGGTTCTCCAGTCGCTTGGCCTCGAACGAAAGGGTCTTCTCGATGCGGGACACGTCCTGCTTGTTCAGCCCGCTGAGCACACCCGTGGGATCCTGGCCGGACGCGAACGCGTCGGCGATCTGCTGGGCCATGCCCTTGGCCTGGTCGAGAACCGGCTGGAAGCCGTTCTCCATGCCCTTGCCGAGACCCTGCATGAGGGCTTCACCGTTGGGGATCAGGACGACCTTGTCGTACGAGATAGGGCCCTTGTGTTCAGCGATCCATCCGGCTATGCCGCTGACGAAGCTCTTCACCGTCTCGAAGCCGGCCTTGATGCCGCCGAGGAAGCCGTCCATGAGCGCACGACCGGCTCCCGCCAGGTCGATGTTGGTGATAGCCGAGATGATGCTGGCACCCATGTTCGCGACAAATCCGATGACCGCGTCGATGCCCGACTGGACAGCGCTCTTGATCGACTCCCACGCACTCTGTACAGCCGCGACTGCGGAGTTCCAGGCGTTCGACACCGTTGAGCCGACCGAGGAGAAGGCGTTGGCGATGTCTGAGCCCATTTGGCTGAACGTGCTCGTGACGCGGTTGTATGCGTCCTGAGCGCCGGCCGTAATGTCGGCCCAGATGTCCCGCCACCCTGCGTCTTCCGACGTGAACGGGGTGAGTAAGTCCTTCTTGAGCGACTCGGTATCGAACGACGGAAGCAGGTTGTTGAGGCCCGATCCGATCTTGGCCGACAGGTCGACTATCGACGTGAGCAGGTTGACGATGTCCTGCAGGCCGTCCTTGAACTCCTGGACCTTCTTCGGGTCCTTCATGAACTCCAGGCCCGACTTGGCCAGGTCTCCCAGGCCCTCTGCCAGGATCTTGAGCGTGTCACCGAGACCAGAGAAGATCGTGCCCAGCGAGCCGTCCTTGCTCGCCTTGTCGATGAAGTCCGAGAACGACTTTCCGGCACCGTTGAACCAGTCGACAATCCCTGGCAACTTCTCGCTGAACTTGTTGGCCAGGTTGATCAGGCCGTCGGTGAACGATGCGATTCCGGGAGAGGCGTTCGTCAACCCCTGCCCGATGTTGCGGATGGTCTCATCGATCTTGGTGAGGTTCTCCGGGGCAGTTACCGTGTTCACGATGGCGCTTGCGATGTCCGCGAGGCCCTGAGTTACGGTCGGCAGCGACGACTTCAGCGTCGGGAAGATGTCTCTGAGCTTCTCGAACACCGGAGTGAACTGGTCCTCGACGTTGGCAGACATCACTGCCTTGAGATCCTCGAACGGATCCTTGAGAACCTCAGCGGCCTTCTTCAGGCCCTCTATGCCGAGTGTCAGAGCCGCTATCGGGGTGGCAACCGTCGCGATCAGACCCGGAAGAGTGAGCAGTGCCGAAGTCAGCAGGCCGATCAACGGAGCTGCCAAAGACAGGATCCCGGCGAAGATCAGCCCATACCCTGCCGGGTTGATGCCAGATCCGAACGATGGGCTGTCTATGCTCGACAGCTTGTCTGTGAGTCTACTGAAGAACCCCCGGTCGACATCGGGTTCGACCTTGACCTTGGTACGCATGCCCTTGGTCCTGGCCTCAACCTCCTCACGGAAGTTGTCTAAGTCAGCCTTGACGCCGATGTTGGCCTTCGTCGTCCGCTCGATCTCTGCTATATCCCTCTTCAGATCATTACGGAACTGATCGGTGTCAGCAGAAACCCCGACGTTCGCCGTCATAGACCGCTCGATCTCTTCGAGATCCTTCTTCAGATCCCTGCGGAACTGGCGGGTGTCAGGGCTGACCTTGACCGAGATGCGGGCTACTTCTACGCCTGCACTGTTAGGCACTCTCGCGCTCCTTTCGTTCTCGCGCAGCCTTTTTCGCTGCGACAACCATCGCTGCGAACGAACCCGGCTTGGGGGCCGACTTCTTGTCTGTGTCCTCAGGACGCGGATATGGCTTGGGTGCCTGGGGCTTTGGCTTGTTGGGGTCGCGATTGGCCAGCATCAGAATGTGATTGCCTGCCTGGATGGCGTCGTAGATGTCAGCCAGCCCGTATCGGTCTTCGTCCCAGCCCCGGTACTGCTGCCCACCGCGACGTTCTGCGTAGAACGCACCGTCTTTCGGCAAGCAGAGCACCAGAGCCAAGACGAACCGTGGCGAGATCGGATCCTCTTCGCTGAACAAGTCCCTGAGGTCTACCCCGTAGTACTGGAGCAGGTCTGCGAGGATCGCCCCGCCGAACTTGTCTATCAAGCCGGCGAGGACGCGGCTTCCCCCAGTTGCGTCTCCCGCGTCCACGTCCGCAGCACCGCCGCATACAGCTCGGCTCGGATCTGCGGATCAGTCTCTTCGTCCAGGGCGGCGATCAGCTTCTTCGGGTGGGTGGCGATGAGCCGGAACACCTTGGCGATCACCTCGCAGGCCAGTTCCGATGCCTCTTCGGCCATCTCTTCTGCGTCCTCGTCGTCCTCATCGATCTCGGGGAGATCTTCCATCTCCTTGACGGCATCGACCACCTTCTCGCGGGTCTTCTGGCCCAGCTTCAGCAGCGGCTTCAGCTCGACAACCAGGTCATCGGAGATCCCGATCAGGACCGGGGCGTACTTCTTCTTGGTCTCGGCGCGGAGCGCATCAAGGGTGAAAACGTTTGTCATGGCGAACCTTTCGTGTGTTGGCGGGCAAAGAATGGTGGGAGGAGGGGGAGGCAGGCCCGCCAAGGAAACCTCCCCCTCCGAGGTGACACCCGAGTGGGTGTCAAGTTTGAATCAGCCCTCGCCGCCTTCGGCGACGTTGAACAGGTCTTCGTTGATCCACTTGAACGGGATGTCACCGACATCCGGGTCCAGGTAGGTGAACCGAACCGGAAGAGCTGCCAGGTCGTCAATCGGCATGTCGATGGCCGCGTCTCGCTTGACGCTGGCCTTCTCGACGTAGTGGCCAAGGCGCATGTCGCCGTCCACGATGACCACCAGGACCGCCTTCTCGTTGGTCTGGCCGGTCTTCACGCCGAACTCGCCGGGGACCGTGGAAGCGTTGGGGCCGTAGTACAGTCCCAGCGACTGCTCATCGAACTGGTGCAGGAGGATCGTCAGGAAGTCGATGGGATCCTCCGTGGTGAGTTCACGGAGCTTCTTCTTCTGCCAAGATCCCCTTACCTCGGAGTCGTCCCCGTCGAAGCCGAACTCAGGCAACGTGCCACGGCTGGTGTGGCCCACGCTGGTCCAGGTGCCTCCGGTGACGTTCCAGGACGAAGGGTCCTCGAGGTCGATGGTCTTGAGTTCGGCAGCAGTCGGGTGCTTCGTGCCGGGTTCGGCGGTGAACGCATACCCGACGGCAGCGGTCAATACGGCGTCGTCATTTTCAGCCATTTATGTTCTCCCTCTTTGAGATTGGTGATTAGGTGTCGCTTCTCGGCCTACGGACGCCGAGTCGCATCAGCCCCTGGATCCGCCAGGAGTCCTGGTAGAGGGAGCTGAACTGGGTCGCGCCGAACGTCTCGAAGATCGAGGTCAGGTAGCCTTCGGGCGTTTGGGTGCCGTTCCGTACGGCGTCATAGAGAACGTCCAGAGCTGTCTCGTACAGCTCCTCGCACTCGATCAGGCCTTCGGTGGAATAAGCGGTCAGCTCGATCACCGGAAGCGAGTGCATCGCAGGAGCATTCGGGTTTCTGATGCCGCCGACACGTCGGACGTTGAGCATCGGGAAATCTCGGAAGTCCACGTCAGGAACCCACGTCACGACCGTGACGCCGTCCAGACGGGGATCGCCCCGTAGGATCGGAGCGACCACGCTCTGAATACGTGGGAGATAGATCAAGAGACGGTTCCTCCAATCGCGGCCTTGGTGAGGATGTACTCGGGGGGTGTCGGCTTCTTCTGTCTGCCGGCGAAGCGCCCATCCGGGCCGAACGCACCAGACGGCTGGTGGCCGAACTCCAGCGCTAACGCGTTGGGGGCGTTGAGGATTGTGTGCATGTCGACATCACCGTCCTGCTCGGTGATCTCAGCCGGGAAGTAGTCCTTGTCGGTGATACGCCCCGTCTTGTTAGCCGCCTCCAAGTTCCGCTTGGCCCGCTTCGTAACGCCGTTGCGGACCTCCTTGACCTTCGACCTGGTGTCCTTGTGCCTTGCAGCAACGCTGTTCGCCTTCGCGTAGACCCTGGCCATCAGAACCTCTTGATGGTGTAGTCGACCCGCGACAGCGCGGGGGACGAGTCGTAGATGGTCGCGTCACCGAAGAGCGCCCATCGCTGTCCACGCCACTCGATCTCGGACTGGGCTCCGAGGATCCCGTTGTCCTTGGTGAACGAGCGCGGGAACCGCATCCGGTAGACCTTCTCGGACTCGTAGCCCTCGTTGTCCTGCTCGGCACGTCGCGCCGACGTACCGGACTGGTTGGCCACCTGGAACCTGGCGATCGCCTGGATTCCGGTGCTCGACGGCTGGGTCTTCTTGTTCCCGTCCTTGTCGATCACCAGCTCTTCTGGGTAGACGATGCAAGGCTGGTACCGGGCACCGGTGTCGAGGAGGCTCATCAGAGCACCGCGTTCCGGGAGGCCACCTTCTTGGTGTTGCCCCAGTTGATGCGCCAGTCGTGGACGCAGTTGCAGATCGGAGGATCGGCGTCGTGTACACAGAAGTTCGGATCCACCAGATCCGGGGTGACCGCCGTCCTGAAGCCGGGTGGGTAGTTGATCGGAGCCGGGAAAGCATCGCTCGCGCTCATGTCGGCAACACAATGTTCGGGGTGATGACCGCCATGCGCTTCAGGGAGTTGACGCCCAGGATCTCCCACTCGTCATCGAGAATGGTCAGCTTGCCCTGAGACAGGTCAGCCTGGAGCTGGTAGGAGTAGACACCGTCGGTCTCCGACAGGTAGCCCTCCGGGTTACGTACAAGGCGCAGAACGGCATCGGACTCGATGTCGATCAGATCTGCTTGGAACGTAGCGCTCGCGTCGACCTTCAGGTCAAGGTTGGGGATGCGACGGCGGATCATGCGCTCGACCTGTTCCAGCCGGCGGTCGATCAGCGCCATCACTTCGGGTTCGGGCTCCTTGGCCCACAACGTCACAACGTCGTCAGCGGAAGCGTAGGCCACGGTTACTCCTCGTTAGTCGGCTCCTGAGCGGGAGCTGGTTTGGTCTTGGGTGCGGACTTGGCCGGTGCCTTCTTCTTCTGCCAAGAGCCAGTCGGCTTCGGCTTGTCAACGGGCTCCCAGCCGCGTCCATCGATCAGGTCCTTGCCGTACTCGTCGGAGACGATGGCGATGCGACCGGTGATCTTGGATCGGATACGCATGAAGTCCTTTCGGGGGACACCCGGAGAGGGCCGGGGTTAGCCGGCCCCCTCACGGTGGGTGTCAAGTTGCGATCAGGCAGCTTCCAGATCGGTCAGACGCACGAACGACTCGGCGTCGTTGCAGTGGAACGAGTACTCGGCCTCGACTCGGACTGCGACGAGGTTGTGCTGCCACAGCGAGACGAAGTTCGGAGCCTGCGGCGTACCGAGGTTCAGGGTTGCCTGATCGGTAACGTCGAAGGACAGACCGCCGACCTGGCCCCACAGGAGCTGACGGAAGTCGCCCTGGAAGCCCAGGATCTGGTGGGCGGCAACCTCGCCGGCCGCTGCGACCGGGCGAACGACGTGGTCGCTCAGGATGGTCGGGCGAGCCACGATGCGACCCGAACGGAACGGGCTCGCGGCCTCGCCGTAGGTCGACTCGATGAACAGCGGACGACCGTTCTTGTCCTTCGCACCGTTCAGGATGGGCTCAGCGACATCGTCCAGAAGGGTGTTGGTCCACTTCTTGCCGTTGTTGACCAGCAGACGCAGACCATCGACCGCCAGGGCGTCGTACACCGTGGTGTCGGTGTCGCCAGCGATGGACAGTTCCTTCGTGGTCTGGTTGATGAAGGTCGGGAACGGGCTGCCGTCGCCGTAGATCGCCGCAGCGTCGAACGCCATCGCGAACGCGGTGCCCACCTTGGTACGCATGGTGCCGAGGTAGTTGGCGGGGTTCGCACGGACGGTTTCAGCCGAGGCCACGAAGATCGTAGCGATCTTGTGCGGGGCGATGTTCTGCGAGGTCATGTCGCCCTTGGTGATGGGCTTCATGTCACCCTCACCGATCCACTGGGCGGTCACGTCGCCGGTCCAGTGCGGGATCTTCTGACCCGTGGTGCCCATCGCGATCTTCTGCGCGAACTGCTGGACGATGGAGGTCTTCTCCGCTTCAGCGAAGTAGTCCTGTGCCTGCTCGGGCTCGAGGTAGCCCTCGAACATCGAGTCGCCGGTCTGGGCGATCTGGGCGTGGTTAACCGGGAAGGCGGTGCCTGCGGCCATGTGTTATCTCTCCTTGAGATGTGTTGGGTGGGTTACTTCTTGATTCCGACGGCGGACTTGATCGCCTCGAGAATCGGGTCTCCGTTGAGGGGAAGAGGCGGCTTGCCACCACGTCCCTGAGACGGGTCGAATGCAGGGGACGGGGTACGGCTGTCGAAGCCTCCGACCAGCTCCAGACGCGACTGCACGCTCGCGGCGATGCTGTCCCTGTCGGTGCCGTCGAGGATCTCGATGAAGGCCCGGACCTTGTCGTTGGGTACCTTGGCGTCGAGGGAGAGATAGACCTTCTCCAGCTCGATCCACGCAGCGCCCAACTGGTTCTGCAATTCGGTGTACGCGGTGTCTCGTTCTGCAAGCTCCTGCTGGTGCTTGAGATTCAGCTCGTTGACAGCCGCATCAACTGCGTCCTTCTTCGCCACGCGAGCGGCAGCAGCCTCGTCACGAAGCGACTTGACGTACGCTTCATCGAAGACCTTGCCCTGAGGCTCCAGGGGCTTGTCGACCGCCGGGGTCGGGTTGCCTTCGGGAGTGGTGCCGTCAGTGCTAACGGGGGTGTCGGACATGTGTTTTCGCCTCCTGGGCTGGTTGTGAACCCACCTGGGGTTCGGGACTTACGCAGCGGATGCGTAAGAGGGAACAGTGATTTCGCCTCGTTCGAGGCGTCGACGGAGAGCGTTTAGCGTCTCCCGGTTGGTGTTCTTGGAGCGGGCCTTGCCTGACTCGATGAGCTGAGTCGCTTCCTTACCGGCTTCGATCCAAAGTTGCTGCGCTCGAATCGCAGCGTCTCTTCCTACCCAGTTCTGCACGTCAAAGACCGGAACCACCAGGCAGTCGCACCCTGCGTGCCATTGCTCGATGTGGTCCTTGGTCTCCTCGCGGAACTTCTCGAGGTCCATGCCGGCCTCATGCCAGAGGTCGATCACGGTCTCGTCATCGAGGTTGAGACCGCCGGCCTCTGCGGAGCTGTAGGCGAAGTTGCCCTTGTGATTCAGCTCAGCGCCTCGACTGATGAGCATCAGGCACCACTCGCATGTTTCGCGACCGGTGGCGACCCTCGCCCAACCCTGGACGATCCGCGTCTCAGGGTCGTTCTTGACAGCGCCGATGATCTGTCGGCGACCGCCCATCTCCACTTCGCGTACCGCTGTCAGGGCCAGTTTCGCCGGTGCATGTGGAGGAGAGTCGGCCTGCGACAGCTCCTTTCGTGCCGGCTCCATGTTCCTGACGAACCACTCCCACTTCAGCTCGCTCTGGAACCTCTCGTTCCGGGGCAGCTCTGGGTGGTGTAGTGAGCGTTGGGAGTCGTAGAAGAGACGGCCCAGTGCGGCACTCTCGGAGTACCGCTTCTGGACCTCTGGGAAGACGAGTTGCAGAAGCTTCAGCCATTCACCGACAGCCAGTGATGGACCGATGAACATCGAAGCGATGCGCTGGACGTTGCTGGCTAGCCCCGCAGTGATCGCGGCCTGTGCTGCCGCGTACTCCTCGGGGGTCAGGCTGCCTCACCACTCTCTGTGGCCGGCGTATCCGGCTTCGGAGGTGCCGAGGGGCTCGGAGAGCCAGGAACCGTGGGGTCGGTGTCCACCAGCGTGCCGATCAGTCCGAGGCCCATAGCGGCCTCTTCCTCGTCCCAGCGCCGCATCTCTTCGCGCTCTCGGATGGAGTAGCCCATGTCGATGCGGGCACGCTCACGGGGGATCACGCCTGCGCCGCCGTTGTACATCTTCGTCGCGGCGTCGGCCTTGGCCGCCCACGTCGGAGTGCTTGGGTCGCGCCAGATCGTCTCCATGCGCTGCATCTCGGGCGTCACATCGCCGCCCTTCATGATCCGGTAGGCGATGCGGAACGCTTCCTCCCATGCGCCACCGAAGATCAGGTTCTTGCGCTCGATCTTCTTGATGAGACGGCTCTCTGCGGCCCTGATGGCCTCAGCAGAGGCCGGGTTGTCCGCAGCGGTGCTGAGGTACTGGGGAGGCAATCCCGTGTACGCAGCGACCTGCTTGGCGATGTTGTCGAGTGCGTTGGTGAAGTTGGTCAGCTCGGCTGCCGAGAACTGCTGGATCTTGCCCTCAGGGTCCTCGAACGCCAAGATGCGGGCGAGGTATGCGTCGAACAGCGTCTGGCCGGTCTCGGAGTCGACACCGATCTCCTCGGGCTTGATACCGAAGATCAGTCGCTGGGGGACACCCATCAGCTCTGCAGTCGCCTGCATCAGCATCAGGATGCGAGCCGACGCGTCGGTCATCGACCGAAGCTCAGGAGTGATCTCCGTGGTGCCGTACAGGTCCGAGAGCATCGTTCGGTTCGGCAGAGGAACTACCGGGACGATGCCCAGCCCGTGGGTGACCGTGAACCAGTCGACCCATTCACCGTCAGAGTTCTTGAACCAGCCGAACGTGTCGGTAGGCGTGTAGAGCGTGGCAGCCTGGATCTCGTTGCCCTCTGAGTCGTACACCGCTCGAATGGCCTTGGAGACCCTGCCGATTCGGGGATCGATCTCCGCGTACATACGCGTAGGCGGTTCGACCCGGATGATCGGGGTGTTGGGGTCCCAGCCGATGTCGATGGTCGGATCAGGCTTGCTGATCGTGATGTACGACCTGCCGTGAACGTAGGCGTCGGTGTAGCCCAGCGGGGCCTCGATGTCGAGGTTGTTGGCCTGCCACCACTGCCACAGCTCTTCGTCAGCGTCGTCGGCGTCGCCGAGTCGGAATCCCTCGACGGCCTGTCGCTCCGCGATGGAGTCGACGTACAGGCGCGGGTAGCCGACGTGAGCCAGAAGGCCCTGCATCTGCACCGGAACCGTCACGCCGATGGCCTCAGGCCGGCGCTCTGCTTCGTAGTAGCTGGTGTTGCTGTCGAGGTCTCGGATCGAGTTCTCGAAGTCGTCCAGCATCTGATCTCGGGCGGCTAGAGGATCAGCGATCTCCTCCATGCCTGGCAGCGGCGATGTCATCGAATCGCCACCACCCGGCCACTGCGGGCCTTCTTGCTCATGAGGTAGTCCTGTCTCGCCCCGAACGCGAGGACAGCGCAGACCGCAGCGTCAATCTTCTTGCTGGAGTCCTTGGTGACCTTGCGAATCGCGATGGCGTCGTATGTAGTCGGATGTCGTTTTGCGTTCAGGACGTGCTGTCGCAGAACGGGATTGCCGTCGTGGCAGACCTCCCGCTCGATGACTGCGTCTTCCAGACGCTCGCAGTCGAACGCGAATCGCTTTTGCTGACCGCGCATGTCGAACGCCACCGGGTTGTTCGGAGAGGCGTTGACCTTGAGCTTCTTCTTGTACTGGCGACCCCACTGGTCGACGTACGCCTCGAACTCCTTCACGTCGGCGCGGAACGCGACCACGTCGTATCGGGCGAACGCGGAGTGGACAGCAGCGTCCACGTCCTCGCGGGGGACCTGCCCGCCGTGCTTCTGGGGGTCCCAGACGTTGAGGACGAAGAGCATCCCGTCGTCCACGCGGCACGCGACGAGCGCAGTCCAGTCGTTGGACTTAGAACCGTCGAACCCGAGGGTGATCTTCTGTTTGGGTTGCAGCTTGAACACCGGATCGACCAGAGCGAGGCGGTCCCATTCCTGCGGTGACAGCCACGAATCCTCGGCGGCGTTGACCTGGTTGAGGAACTTGCGTCGGGATTCGGTGATCGGGTTCTTGGTCGACAGGATCGACTTGATGATGTCGTCAATCGGCAGCCAGGTGCTGTCGCCACGGGCGATCAGCAGCCCCTCACGCAGCTTCTCCAGGCCCTTCTCGAACCCGATGGGATCTTCCTTCTGCGAAGGGATCTCGGAGATCGGAGTGTCGGCTGGCGCTTCGAGAGCGTCGTACATCATGCCGGCGTCGATGGACTTCCCGGACATCACGTCCTGCCACTCGACGTACGCCTTCTCGGCTACCGTCTCGGTGCCGGGGATGTGGGCGTTGCAGATGGAGAGTGTGCGGGAGCCCTCGACCTTGGTCATGTTGCCTTCGATGACCTCTGCCATCGAGTGGCCCTCGTTGACCTTTCCGTCCGGGCCCTGTCCCCACCACTGAGTTTCGTTCTGCACCACGAAGGTCGGGCGGTTGCCTTCCATAGACGCGGGGGAGGAGGTAGCGGCCTCGATGCGGCCACCGGCTGCGGAGTAGATGATGAAGCGGTTCACGTCCAGGCCGTATTCGGCCTTCAGCTTCTTGCTGATCATCGCCGGGAACAGCGAGAACGTGTTCTTCGTCTGGTCCTGGCTGACCGCCGCGACGGTGATCCACGCTGCGGCTCGTGGCTTGCCGACGGGCTGGCCGTCAGCGTCGAAGTGTGAGAACGCCACCGGGCCGCACAGCTCTGCCAGACAGAGCGCGGCGGTGAACGGATCCTTGCCCCAGCCCTTGAGCCGGCGGATCACGCCTTCGCGATAGATGTATTGGCCTTTGTCGTCCACCGCGTACCACCAGAGGACCAGACGTACCTGCTCGCTGGTGGGGATGAACATGTTCTCGTTCTCGAGAAGCCCTGCCTCGGACAGGCTGATCAGGATCTTGAGTCGATCCGGGTTGTCATGTCCGCCAGGGGTGTTGACGTATTCGGACAGCCATTTCAGGACGCCCCATCCGAGAGTCTTCTCGGGAAGATGCCATTCGCCGTCAGTGGTCTTCTGCCACGTCGGGCCGATGATGTGCGGAGGGGACGGGGCCAGCTCCGGTTGGTGATTGTTGAGGCTCACCCCGCCTCCTTCCTAGGTGTGTGTCAAGGTGGAGACCTAGCGGTTCCACGGCTGTGTGTTGGGGTCGTAGAGCTGGCTGTATGCCTGCTGCGGTACGACGCTGTTGATGACCTGCTGGGCCAGCGGCCCGAGAGCCGGTACAGCTCCGGTCACTGCCGACTCAATCGCCTGCCTGACCTGCTCGACTTCAGCCTGAGCGGTCTGCTGGGCAGCGAGAACCTGCTCCACGCCCTTCACGACCGACTCCACCGGGGATCCGGTGAGCGTGCCGTCCTTGCGCTGCTTGCCTACCGTGACAGCGGCTGTAGCCGGTGCGCTGGCACCGAGGATGTTCAGGACACCCGAGACGACGAGACCTATGTTGTCGGCAGCCCCGGCGTCGATGCCTCCCCAGAGCAGGGCGATACCCAGGACGCCAGGGACGATGGTGCCGACGTAGTAAAGCGACTGCCGGACTTTGGGATTCATCAGTTACCTTTCAGGTATTCGGCGAGCACGCCGGCTTCCTCAAGCTCTTTGAGAACCCGAGATGCCTGCTTGACCGGGCCGGGGGCATCCCCGTACTTGCCCTTGCCTGCGGCAGTGCGTGCGACTCGGAAGATCGCGTCACGGTCACCGTGTCGCGCTTGCTCTTCGATGTACGGCTCGTGAGGTCCGTGGGCGTCGAGAGACTGGATCATGACGTGAACCGGGATCTTCGGTTCACCGGGATTGGCGTAGATCGAGAACGACTCGACTTCCATCGCCATCAGTTCCTCCAATGGGTCGTTGGTGGTTTGGGTGGGCACCAGCCCCGCACGTAGCTGCGCCGCGTCTTCGCGACCGGGAAGTCCTGCGCCCCAGTCGGATCCGCTCGGATTGCGGGTGATGATGCGTGCGGCGACAATCGCCTGCTGCTGTGGAGTGGCGAACCTCGCGCTGGTCGCGAATTCGGTGCCGTTGTGGGCCTTCCACGTCCTCGGGGTGATCTGGAACAGACCTTCGGCCTCGTTGCCACCCGAGTTCACGTCGTGGATCTGCTGGATGATCGTCGGGTTGCCGCCCGACTCCCTCGTGATCAGGTGGGCCCATGCAGGGCTCGGAGAGGTCCACCGACCGTTGGCCGCTGGGATCAGCGGGACCGTCAGCTCTACCGGCCCCGAACTGCCGTCTCGCCGGTACTTGGAGTAGCCATCCGGGCGGATGAACTTGTCGATGAACTCCTGCACGATGCCGGGGTTGTTGACCGTGTCGTAGCCCATCTGGAAGTGCATCGAGTCCTTGGGCGAGTACCAGTCGTTGCCCCACCAGACGAGCTGGATGCCCCGGTAGGTGTAGTACCGCAGCAGCTCCCGCACAGCGGGCTCCTGCTCACCGGAGATCAGGACGCTGCCGTGCCAGCCGGCCAGGGCGTTGCCCATCGGATGGTCCGACCAGTTGTAGTCAAACGCGGTCGCGCCCTTGTGGTTTGACGTGTAGACGCTGTTGTTGTCAGTCCACGAGCCCTCGTCGGTCGCCCCACGGGCGTTCATCAAGGGCTCAACGAACTCGTTCAGATCCCGCAGGAATGCCTGAAGGATGATGAAGGGGTGTCCTTTGCGGAACGGGAGCCTAAGCGGAGTGCCGGGAACGGTGGCGTAGTCACAGTCCGACAGGTCGCACTCGGGCCAGCCGTTCTCCATCGGCTCTCCGATGGCCATCAGACTCCCAGGGCCTTGGCGAGCACCCTGACGATCACGTCGTCAACCTCGCCGGGGATCAGGTCGGGATGGTTCTTCAGGTACTTCACGGCCTGCTTGAGTACGTAGACCGCGAGCTTGGCTTGCAGAGCTTGCATGGTTTCCTTTCGTGGTGGGTGTCAAGTTGCTCCCCATCAAGGATTCGAACCTCGATTGCCGGGTCCAGAGCCCGGTGTCTTACCGATTAGACGAACAGGGAATGGCGGGGGCTCCCCTCTGAGCTAGGGGACCGCCCGCATTGCACGCTCCCCAGGACTCGAACCTGGAACTCGCGGCTTTGGAGACCGCTGCTCTACCAATTGAGCTAGGAGCGCATGAGCTGACATGGAAGGACTCGAACCTTCAACCGTCCGGTTAACAGCCGGGTGCTCTGCCATTGAGCTACACGTCAGTGGACCCGTTCAGTCGGTGGGTCAACCCGAACCCCGAGGGGCTATTGCACGTAGATGAAAGCGGCTCCGTCGCCGCCCTTTCCGCCAGCGAGACCGCCTAGGCCGAACCTAGCCTGGCCACCGTTGCCTCCAGCGCCGGGAGGAGAACCGACAGACCCGAACCCGCCGACGGGGACACCGCCGACGTAGAGCTGGCCGTTGTAGGTCTTGTCTCCCGGTGCTCGGCCTTGGTTCAATCCGCCGCTGCCGCTGTAGTTGGCGTTGCTGCCGCCCGTACCGCCTGCAGCGGTCAGCGGGGCTGTGGTGCAGGAAGTGGAGCCTCCGGTTCCACCTGCGTTAGGGCCGAAGCCGCCTGATCCGCCGTTTCCGCCAGTGCCGACGATCCCTGCTAGCGAGAGTGTGTTCCAAGGAACATCGTCCCCTCTGGTGATCGTCCGTGTGGCCCAGATCCCGGCGTTGCCACCGAACCCGCCACCACTGGTGTCACTACCACCTCCACCACCGCCGCCTCCCGCTCCAATCAGAACTAGATCGGCAACCCGCCACCAATCAGGCAGGTTGCTGGTGAATGTTCCTGCTGTGGTGATCGAGATCCTGAACGGTGCGCTATCGGGCCAGACCCGAACGAACTTGGTACCGTCCCAGATGTAGGCGAACTTGGGTGACTGCAGTGATGTGCTGAACTTGAATGTCGGTGAGACGAAGGCTGATCCGTTCCAGTACCGAAGACTGGGCGTCACTGGGTCACCACGTAGAGCTTGCCTGAGACCCCCGTTCCGGGGAGCGATGTCACGAATAGGACGTTCTGGTCACCAGCCGGCCCTTGTGACCCGGTATCACCCTTTGGCCCTTGTTCGCCTTGTGGCCCTGTCTCGCCTTGAATGCCTTGTGGCCCTTGATCTCCGGTGTCACCCTTCGGGCCTTGAATGCCCTGAATGCCTTGGGCACCCTGAGGTCCCTGAACACCTTGCGGGCCCTTCGGGCCGACGAACGGAACACCCTCGCCGTCTTCGGGAAAGGACGTGCCGTCGAAGAAGTACAGCAGACCATCCTCAGCGACGACGTAGGCGTCGCCATCGGCAGGATCGGTAGGCAGATCGGCGTAGGTCGCTACCGTGCCCTGGATGTCCAGGTTGAGGCCGGCTTCGCCCTGAGGGCCTTGCTCGCCTTGGACACCTTGCTCACCCTGTGGGCCCTGTATACCTTGGGCACCTTGCTCGCCTTTGGCACCCTGTGGGCCCTGAGGACCGGTATCGCCCTTCTCGCCCTTCGGCCCTCGGGCTCCAGGCACCGAGACGATCTTGGTGATCGGCAGTGTCCAGTGCCCGATGAGAGAGCCGTTCGGGGATCCGACGTAGGACAGTGCAGGCTTGCCGTCAGGTGGGAATCCTCGTAGCTTCATCAGCCCACCTTCGATACCCAGCCCAGCGCGACGGGATCGCCGCCAGCGGACTCGCCTTCGGCCAGGAATACCAACTGCCACTTCGTCCGGTTGCCGATCAGATCACTCTCCTCGGACTCGACCTTGATCGTCGCCATCGAACCCTCGATGTCGAAGTCCCAGACGGTCACGTCGCTCTTGCCTGGCTCCTCGACAGTGACGTAGATGTTCTTGTCGTTGCCGGTCAGGAGAGTGCCGTCAGCCGTGGAAGGCACGATGGTCTTCTCGGCCAGTTCGCCTATGAACTCGATGTCGTACGTGCGGTTCCAGTAGAAGTCGATGCCGACTGTGTTCACTGCGTCGACGAGCGCGGAGATGCCGTTGAAGAAGCTCTTGATCGCGGTGGAGGTTACGTCGACCGCGAAGGTTACGACGCCGACCTCATCGAACGAGCGACGCGAGGTGACGCGGATCGTGAAGTTCAGGTTGTCGGTGACCGTCATCTCGACATCCACGCCCAGGAGCTGTTCGAACGTGTTGAAGAAGTCGTTGGTCGCCTTGTTGATCGTGTTGACCAGTTGCTCGGTCAGAGGCTTGCTGCTGTTGAGGTTGAAGTGCAGAGTCCACGCCGGATACAGCGACACAGGATGCACCAGCGCGTTGCCCTCTCCGACTGCTGCATCGACTGCGTCTTGCAGATCGCCGGCGAGACCCTGTGGGTTCTCCGACACGTCGGAGAAGTCAATCGCTGGTGTGTCAGATCCGTTGAGGTTCAACGTGTATGTGCCGCCCGTCGCGCCCGTGAGGTGGACGCGGTGGATGGCGTTGTGCTCGCCACCGGTCTGCAGCTCGAAGAAAAGCCGCCCTGCCGGGTAGTCGGCGGGCTGCCCGTTGAGGTCGAGGTTCTCGAAGTTCCACTTGAAGTCGCGCCCACGCCAGAGGACGATGTCGTCGGCGTCAACGCGAATGCCGATGTCGGCCATGTGATTCCTTTCGTGGGTTGATGTCGACCCCGGAGGGAGGAGCGCTGGAGCGGCAGCGCTCTAGAAACCCCCTCCGGGGGACCATCAGCCTCCGCTCGCCTGAGCGAGTCGCTGCTTGAGCACGTCGGTTACGTCAACGACCTTTCCTCCGGTGTCGGGGCCGGTGGACTTCCGCTCGACTTCGAGTCGAACGCGCCGTCGGTCACCTTCGGTAAGCAGCAGTGCGGAGAGCATCTGGTTGATTGCGGTGAGCTTCATCGCGCCAACGGGCTTACCGTTGTGCTGTGCGGCGATTAGCTCCTGGTTGAGCATGTAGAGGGTCATGCGGGCGAACTGCCAGTCGGTGGGCTCGTAGTACTGCACCGCTGCCGACTTCCTGATCGACTCGTACATCTCAGTGACGAGCTGATGCGTCTCGCCGAGGTGGCTGATGTCTCCCAGCTCTGGGATGGGCACCGGGCCGATCACCTGGATCGTGTCGGTGTCGCCGCCTTCCGGCTTGTTGCGACGGACTCGCTCTTCGTCTCGCTTACCAATAGGGCCTCGGGTGCCCACTGTTGACCTCCTGGGTCTCGAGCAGGCTCCTGGCCTGCGGTTTTAGAGTTGCCCAGGGTGTCGTTGTGGTGGTCTTTTCCTCCGGGCCTTGAGTTCCCGCCGTCGGGCTACACCCTCGGCGGCTGACTTCCTGCCGTGACAGACACGGCAGATCGCTTGCAGATTTGACCGGCTGTGGTCGTTCCCGCGCTTCTTGTGGTCCACGTCGGTCGCGGCCCGGACACATCCGGGACCGTTGACCTCACAGAGCCAGTTGGCAGCAGAAAGGACCGGGAGCCTATATTTCAGCTCCCAGTCCGGGGGAAGTTCATCTCGCCGGCGTGAGCCGGCCCATGTCACACGATCAGCTCAGACAGGGTCTTGCCCTGGCCGCGCATCGCAGCGGCCTCCCAGAACTTCACCGTATTCGGCTTCAGTTCGACTTGGTCCCCGAACGGGGTGTGGAGGATGCGACCGGTGATGGTGAGCCAGCGGTTGCCACCGAGGATCAGCAGATCGTTCGGGTAGGGCGAAACATCGCCTGTGGGCGGGTCGACCGGTTCGATAGGTGGCTGCATCAGATCACTCCGTATTTCTTCCAGATCTCGATCATCGCATCGGCTGCTTCCTCGCTGTAAACCCAGCTTATGAGCCCTGAGCGCCCGTACTTGTTGTATACCGCGTACCCCTCGGCGAACAGCTCCTTGCGGCCAGATTCCTTGCTGGTCCCGCTCGGCCCGCCTTGGTAGTACGAGTTGATCTTCGGGTGGCCCCAGACGTGAGCATCGTGGAGCTTGACCCAGTCAGGGTCTTCGCTGATCAGCTTCCCGTCACCGGTCCACTGGTAATCGATTGCGTGACCGAGTTCGTGGACGTAGACGTTGACCGAACCGCCGGGGTAGTGGACCGAGATGAACAGCTCGTTTCGGAAGCCGATGTAGAAGCTCAGCGAGCCGATCTCTCGACCGTCTGCGATCTGCGTGGAGGACTCCCAACCGGTTGCCTTAGCCAGCCCGTCCCAGCCTGGCGTCTCGTCGGCGCGGCTGCCAACCCAGACCCTCGTTCCGGTCTCCCGGAGCCGATCCTGTGCGTGCTGGGGAAGCTCATCCAGCATCTTCTGCTGCTTCGCCTTCTCGCTGGGCGTCAGGCCCTCGCCGAAGTGGATAACCATCGGCTCGTACTGCTCGACCGGCTTGGTCGTGTTCGAGGATCCGCCGCCTGCACCGTTACCGCCGCCTCCAGAGCCGTTCTGCACGCCTCCGGTTCCGGTGGTGCCGGTGCCCTTACCGCCGCCTCCGCTGGAGCCTCCTGAGCCCCCGCCGCCGCCTAGCCCGCCGGCAGAGCCGCCGCCGGCTTTCTTGTTCTTGGCTCCGGTCCCTGGTCCGGGACCGCCGCCGCCGCCCCGTCCTCCCATGAGTCGGAAACCTGCTTTCTGCGTCTGTCCCAGAAGGTCGGGTACTCCCGAACCTCCGGGAGGTCGATGTCGTCGCAGTAGCGGAGCCGGCCATAGGCCAGGAGCAACTGCGGATTCTTGCGGATGATGAGTTCTTGGATCCCGGCGCGGAATAGCGCCTGATCTACCTTGCTCGAACGGATGCCCATCGAGCTGAGGGCGACGGTTGCGCCCTCGGGAATGCCGTCGAAGCAGAAGTCGTAAGTGTCTGGCGTGCTCCAGCACGCTGTGGGAATGACTTCGACCCCTTGCGACTGCCAATATGCCCCGCACCATCGGGCGCGATAGACATTCCAGATCTGTGCGGCCTTCGGCATATCCCGCCAAAGGCTGAAATCCGGTGTCAAACTCGCGCCGACCGCTTTCACGCGCTCGAATAGGCGCTCAGGACTCGACCAAACGGTCTCGAATCGGTAATCGTCAAGGAAGAAGTGCAATGCGCCGCCCGAAACGGCGGCATATTCGCGATGACGCGGCATATTCCATGCCGCTAGACTGGTGGGGATGAATTCAGTCGGTTGCAGATCGGGAATTTGATACGCGGATGACGATTCAAACGTCATTCGCAGATTCAGAACATCGAACTTCCCCGGTTGAGTGCTCCAGCCGGCACTCGTGCGAGTGCCATGCACGGTTGCGTCACCCCTTACTAAGCCGCGCTTCAGGCGCGGCGCTAAGAACCTGCGGTTGCAGGTTCAGATTTCATGATCGACCAGCCCTTGGAGGCTGGTCTTCTAGGAAGCGCCCCTCAAAGGGCGCTCTAGTAGCGCGCCTCCTTGAAGAGGCGCTTAGAGGAGCCGCCTCGGAGCGGCTCTAGTGAGCCCCCCTGTAGTCCCCCCATCCCCACTTAGTAGTACATGGGTATTCAAGGTTTTTCCCCACCTGCAGTTTTAGGCTCTGAGAGCCTCTCTGACGAGTTCCAGGGTCCAACCCTCCACGGGTTGGCCCATTCGTGGCTCAGAGGCCCCCACAGGGCCAGGAATAGGTGCTCTGGAGACGGCCCCTTCGTTCCTTCGACTTGTAAACCCGTACAGGATGGTCCGGGCGCA